AATCCAACGGAAACTGTAAATTTTTGTATATAACCAACATACATCCCCGCAAATAAATAAACATCGGTTCCAACAACACCATACGCCATACCTTTAATTGAATGTAGTAAGGTTGTACTTAGTATGCTTATTGCGTTTGTTTCTGTGTCAAATTTATATATCTCCGACGTGCCAAAAGCATTTGACGATGTTGTTCCGCCAAATAAATATATATTTGTGCCAACAACCCCCACGCCCATTTCCTGTTTTGCCTCGGGCAAAGTTGCGGATAAAGTTGTAAGTATGTTTGTTGCCGTATCTACTTTATAAATCTTGTCCGAATAAGCACTACTTCCTCCGTTATATCCTCCGAATATATAAATATTAGTTCCAACGGAACCGCAAGCCGCATTATATAATTGGGCGGGCAAAGCCTTATAACTCGTTATTGTTTCCGTTGTTGTATCAAATTTATAAATCGTATTAGAAGTATAAGAGGGCGAATCACTGTCCGAATATCCTCCAATTAAATAGCAATTTGCCCCAACAACCGAACAATTAAATTGCCCTAATTTTTTAGGCAATTTAATTGTTAAAGTTGTTATTGTTTCCGTTAAGGTGTCAAATTTATAAATGGTCTTCGTATAGCTGTTATATATCGATGCCGAACCGCCAAATAAATATATATTCGTCCCAACAATCCCGCAAGCCAAACCCTGACGCCCTGCGGGCAAAGTTGCTGTTAATTCTGTTAGTGTATTATTTTCGGTATCATATTTATATATTTTTGTTTGTACGGTATTCGACGCTTTACCCCCAAATATATAACATTTCCCGCCTATTACAGCACACGCCGCCGCCTCTAATTGCAATGGGAATGTATCTATATCCGCGATACCAACGCCGTCAACGTCGCCATTAAACCAATTTTTCAAGATAACTTTATCAGGCTCCGTAGCCCTCTTAACCCATAACTTGCTTGTATCTTGTGGAGGGGTAAGTCCGTAAGCAATATTTAATTCGCCACCACCGCCCGCATTACCACCGCCACCTACGCCATATAAAAATCCTACGCTCATTACGCACCTCTCGAAATAAAATATTTTATAGCAATATCACTCGTTGGAGTAGTTGTTGCCGTAAATGTTACTGAACCTGTTCCTGCTGTTATGAAAATGTCAGCTGCTTCCATAAGGGCTTTATCTGCCGCAGTCGCAGGGGTTATGAATATAGCATCATTTGCGCCTAATGCTGATACTGTTAAAGTGTAAGTGTTGTTTGACCAACTTGCCGCGGCAAGAGTTGCCGTGCCATTCGCGCCGAGTTCTGAACCGTCTGACAAGTAATACTTCGTTGCGTTCTGTAAAGGCGTGTTACCTGTGCCTATCGTAATAGCCTCCCATTCCGCTTTCGTACCTTTGAGGTATACTTTCGCAAGACTTGTACAACCATCAAATACGTTATTAGCAATATTTATAGGCTTGCTCAACTCTACCTCTGAAAGTGCATAACACTCGTAAAAACTGTACTGATTTAGTGCCGCAACTCCAGTGCCAATTGAAACTTTCTTCAGTGTCGCGGCATTCCAACAAACCATCGCTCCAAGCGAAGTAATAGTGTCTGGAATATCGAGTTCTACTAAACCTGTATTTCGAAGGGCATATTGTCCTAATGAAGAAACATAACTTGCAAATTTTATTCTATAAAGCCGCAGTGAACCACCACTCGCTGCCCCAAAAGCCGTGTCTCCAAAAGCCGTCACACCGTATATCAATACAACATACTTTCCAGCATCTACATAAGTATGGGATAAAACGGTACTGCCTGTGACAGTTCCGTCACCCCAATCTATTGACGTCAAGCCTGTAAGTCTTTGCAAAGTTATCGTTGTATTCGCCGTTGTTATATCGTATACCGCAATTGTAGCATCATTACCGAAAACATCAAGTTTCTTTGCATAGGGGGATAAATCTATATCAGGAATATCTATAGCATTGTTATTCATACCAACAATACTAAATTGCATCTGGTCTGATACTCCACGCTTAAAATAACAAATAAGCAATAAATCTAATGCATAATTATGTGCATATTTTATTTCTTTTACGAAACAAGATGCCTTAAGCATTCCTAACGTTGTAGGTTTATTTGTTAAATCTTTAAAGTTAGTAGCTGTAAACAAATCTACGGCAGTATTACCTATTTTCAATGTTACAAGATTATCATCATTGCCGTAAACATCTTCATCAAGCTCTTGCCCCGTAAATCCACCGCTTACTTTTATAGCTACAAAAGAACTTTCTGAGAAAGTCAACGGATTGTTAACAACTATTTCATATGATACGGCATTGTTATTTACTACTGCATTAAGAATTGTTTCATTTACATACAATATCTGACCCAATTCACCTTGTTGATAATACTGTACAACACTACTAGTAGTAAGATAAAATACACTCGGATAATCTGCACTACTATACACAGTAAATGCACCTGCAGAAGCCGCCGTAGTTTTAGCATACAATGTTTGTCTTATTTGAGGATTAACAAGATTGTATACTATTGGATCGCCATCCAAGTCTATAAGCGAAGAGAAATTGGAATTAAATGAAACTTTCGTTTTTGTTGCTCCTTTTTCTATTGTCATTGCATTAGTTTCTTCAATTTTTGCAGTAACCCAACCCGTATTTTGAATATATATTTCAGTTTTAAGTATAAAAGTAACAATTACATAATCGTTTAAAACAGAACTATCATATGTTACATAATATTCTGCAAAATAGCCATTCTTAGGACCTATTTCAAACTCAACATCTGTATATTGTTTAACTGCTTGACAAAGTTGATTTTCGCCTATTACAAGTTGTCCAGAAGTATAACTTATGCCGGGATTTGCAGGTACTGTATCTGAAAACTGATCGGCATTTGAACCTGATAAATATGAAACATCGTTAAAAGAACGAGGTAATGCGTAATTTTTTACAAAGTCTTTTGATGCACCTGCTGCTACTGTTTGATACGTATCCTTAATAACATTACCTTCAGAGTCCTTAATTGCACTTGTAGCGGTAGTAGCGGTAGTAGCAGTAGATGCTCTTCCTACCTCAGTTGTACCATTTATAATATTATTTATGAATGTCTGTAATGACTCTATGTAAGCTTTAAGAGCAACATATCCATTTGTTGTTTGTACATATATATTTTGTATTTGTCCACCAGATATATTTACAAGTAACTCAAGTAAATGCTCATTACGTTTTGCATCAGTATAGGTACCTTCGACAATACCTTTGCTGCCATTATCTGCAGGCTCTATCAAAGGTATTTCATAATGGTCCCAATCATTTTCACTATAAAAATACTCATAATTTTTATCGGTATCGTTTGCTATGTTATGTATTACAATAACTGTATCACCAATACGAGGCTGACGTGCTACTTTAGAATACACAAAGTTGTTAAGTTGTTCATCGGTAGGTAATGAATTTACTTGCATACTACCTATCCAAGTTTTAGATATAAGAAATCTACTTTCAAGTGTAGTAACACGACCGCCTAATAAAGTTATGTCATCTTCCGCATTTGTCGTTCGAATGCTTAATGCAGTAAGAGTATTTTCATCTGCAAGAATTTTAAAGTATAAATTATTAATGTTACCTACTACAGTTTTATCTGTTGATAATGCTGAAGCACCCGATTGATTTATATTTTCATCTGTTTTATCTTGCTTATCACTTGTACCTATTGTTATAAGATTGTTTACATAAGTATCATTGATGGATACAATACCGTCAACTATACTTAAACCGGAACCAGGTCTAACAATACCTAACTTCTCAGCTGTAGCAATAGGTACGTAGACATATAACTCCTGAGCAGGAATTACATCTGGTACCTCAGGAGTTACAATTGTTTCTCTTACATTTCTTTCTGCCATTTTAGCCTCCTATTATATTCGTAGCATTATTGACAAACAAATTGCCGTTCAAATTACTCAATACTGACATTTTTGTAGGCGGCAATATAGTTATTACGGTATCAAACGAATCAATCGGTCTATCACCATCAATAACTGCAGGACCGGATACAACGGATATACTGTACAAATAACTTTGTTCTACCCATTCTGCAGTATCTTCTGCACTAAATTGTTTAACGAAACGACATTCGTAATCATGCCATATTACGTTATGGTTATCTATAGTAAAATATTTATAACAAGTTACATCATCAAAAACTATTGAAAATACGCAATCACCTTCGCTGATAGCTAATACCGGAACGCCTTCTTCTTCAATTTCCAACTCATCATTTTCATTAAGTTCTGTAGGTAACTCAGTATAACCATACTCGGTAAGATTAAATATGTCTGTGTAATTAAACCTCGGATAGTCACTCAAAGACAACCAGTAATTTACAAGATAACGTTTCTCCTGAGCATAACGAGTACTACTAACAGTTAATAAAAAGTAACCGTTTGTCAGCTCTCTGCTTATTACATATGGAGAACCATTCTTATTTTGAATAAGTTTGTCCATCGTAAATGTTTCATTACGATGGACTACAATTTCATTATTAAACGTTTTCAAATTACATTACCTCATTACTCATATTTGTAGTCTGACCTGATGCAATAGCATCGCGATTAGATGCTCTATTGCGTTCGTTAGTTTGCTCTACAGCCGATGCGTGCGTGGTACCATCTCCAACCCGACCGCTATTAGGTCTTGCACCACCACGTTGTTCTCCTTGTGCTTGTACCATTTGTGCAACCATCTGCAATATTTGCGGATTAGCCATTATAGCCTGCTCTATTTCAGGAGGCAAATGTTTCTCGTTCTCACTTATTCCTGCAATTACAGTCTTTGCAAGAGGATACTGCAATTCGTCCATTATGTTCCAGAATAACTTTAATGTCCTCGGGTCATTAGGAGCACCCATTGTACCTTGTACAAATTTGTCCTGAGTCTCCTGCCACATTTGCACTCTGTTCTGTGACAATGTAGATGCAGGGTCACTATCAAACTTGAAGTCATCACGATAATATATGTCACCATATTTATCTTTATCGATGAACATATACTTATTCCAGCATTCTTCTTTCGACGAGCCATCAGGAAGTACTCTTACAAATTTACGAGGTTCATCGCTAAATGCAAGAAGAAATTTAAGTACGAGTTCATAAAGTCCTGCAAATGCCGCAGTCTTCATAACTCTCAACGACTCTATACGACCTGCAGTCATAGCTGCCGCATATTGTTTAGCCTTACCTGATGTAGCAGTTGTATCTTTTGCACCTTGATAACTCTCAGTCACACCGGATGCAGATTTACCGTTTTCATATATTATTGTAGCCATCGCAATATCTTGCTGTGTATCAGCTACAATTTGTTTAGATTGAACCATTGCCGCCTCTTCGGCTGTACGTACACCAAGCACTTTTATGGTATCATCCGTATCGCCTATCTTAATACGGTCAGGTTTAGTTAATATGGAACCTGATTTAAGTGTTTTATCTACTGCCTTAGTAAGAACTTTATTTATAGCATCTTGCTCATCAAGTACTACTTGTACTTCACTCATACCGTATATACTGTTAGGTAAACTTATTGCCGGACGAGGTACAAAAGGTAACTGTCTGACCTGATAGAACGGTATAGTAGTTCCTGCAGATAAAAATACGCGTGCCTGATAATGGTCACGCTCGTCCTCATCATCAGTCTCTCCGACATCATAAGGATTGTATATTTCCATCAAATCTTCTTCGAGTATCTCTTCGGTAGCATCTTCATACTTAAACGATTTGCTACCGCATACTCTACAAGAGGTGGATGTAGGATTGATGGTGCCGCATTTTGTACAAGTGCGAAGCTTGCGTATCTGCCAACTCTCCTCGTTACAAATAACCTGCAAAGAGTGCGGAGCGTACATAAATAAGCCGACAATCCTCTCATCGTTCAAATAATAACAAGAAATGACCTCTATGACGTTAGTATCCTGGCTAACAGGAGTAATCTTACGTCTATACAGGTCATATATCCTTGTGAGAGATAACTCGCGTCTCTCAAATATGTATTCCAAATTGCGGTAGTCGCTCACACCGGGCTGCGGAACTATTTGGTCCACAGTGCAACACTCTATCTTCACGTCACCGCTGCGGTCGTGAGTGTTTGCAAGAGAGTCCCACCACACTTTGTACCACGACGTGCCATCTATATAAGTAGCACGCTCACTGCGGTCATTCACAAATTTGCTGAATATGCCGTCTACCTCATACTTAAGGTAGTTCTCAGTCACGGCCACAAGAGGTAGATCGGTCTTATAGCGAGGCCGCATTTTAGGCATAGGCACTGAGTTGTCTACTTTACTCTCGACCATCTCGTAACACATCTTACGAAGCTGTCTGCTCTTACGTTTGCTTATGCCACCGTCCTTAGTAAGTGCGTTGAGTGTTCCTTTGTATGCCTGACGCCATTTGTCAAGGTTCACCGGACTGGCCTCTTCTGTGCCATCTTGTGCCGCCTTTGCAAGAGAATATAAGGTTGAGAATTTGTTAACTAATATATTCTCTTTCTCTGTGTTGACATACGACTCACCAACGCTCCATTGTAAATATAAATCTATACGTGATGTATCTGCCATCGTAATACCTCTATCGTTATTATTATATTAAAAAATTTTATAAAATATAACCGTCAAGAGAATTGCCTCTTTTTATCCTGTGGAATGTAATCATCTGGAGCCCACTCCAATGGTGCACCATAGCGACGTATGAAGTCCTCTTGCTCCATACTGTTAAGTTGCTCGAAGTCCTCCCACATATCGGGGTACCATTTATTAAATACCAAATAATTCCTCTCTGGCATAGGTTCCTCGCCGGTAGCAAGCTTAATAAGGCGAGCCAAAGCTTGCGTATCTGCATCGACCATATCATCGTGCTTCATAAACGGGAACTTATTATGCTGTATAATAAACTTCTCCGTACCGGTAAGCTTATCAGGCCCGTCCCACTCTATCTCACGCTCCTCTGCTGCACTGAAGTCGTCAGGTATATGCACGTGTAGTGACTGTACCCATGGCGACACGGCCTGTGCTCTGGAGTACTTGCCACCGAGTGGATTAACGCCAACAATAGGAGGTACTCCATCGGTGTAACGCAGTGTGTCTATAATGGCTGAACCATTGGCCTTATCCTCGATGATTAGCTCATCTATTGTGGGGTACTCTGTGAGAAAAGCCTTAATGCGAGCGAGAGTGTCTACGAAGCCCATCCTTTTGTTGACAAGCCTATATAGCCAAGCGTGGTCTTGTCGCAGTCCCCATAGCTCTATAGCCACAAGGTCAGACGTCTCGGTCTTCTTGAATGTAGCGTCGACCGAGAGGCATAAGTAGTCGAAGTCCTCTGGGCGTACCTTGGACCTGCTGTATAGCTGCCACCAGTCGCGATGGAACAAGTTGCCATCAAGTGCCGAAGGGTGTCCCTGGTACAAGGCGTTCCAAGTATACTCACCATCACCAGCTGTAACAAGTATCTTTTTACTCTTAAGCCACGTATTATCATTACGTATTTTAGCAGGTATATCGTGGTCGCCGAGATGCTCACCCATCAAGGCCTCACCAAGCTTGCGTCCCAGCGGGTCGTTGTCTGGGTCCTCGCACTCACAAGGGAGGTTAATAGTCTCCCAGATATACTCAGACCACTTGTCCTCAATAAAGCCTACCACATCGTTCTCAATCCATCGCGTTTGTATAACAATAAGCTTGCCACCGGGGTGGATACGAGACTGAACTGAAGGTCCCATCTCAGAGTGTATCTTAGCAATAATGGTCTCTGACTGTGCGGCCTCTTTGTTCTTGATAGGGTCGTCGATTATGAATAGCTCTGCGCCGTATGACGTAATGCCGGCCTTAAGACCAGCTGCACGACACCTGCCACCTTGCTCAGTCTCCCAGAGACCAACGCCTTGCACGTTGACGTTAGGCCTCACGCGGAATATGTCCTCGTTGTACTCGTTGAACTTGTCTCGGTTCTTGCGGCTAAAGCCCTCGGCGATGGTGCCATCGTAGGAGCATATAATGACCCCGTCTTGTGGATGCTTACCAAGGAACCAGGCAGGCAGTGTCTCTGTCACGGTATATGACTTGCCATGCTGAGGAGGCACGGACAATAGTAGTATGTCCATAGCCTTGCCTGTGGGAGGCATGTCTATAAATTCTTGCACTTTGTCACACAAGTAGCGATGAAACTTAGTCATACAGAATCCAGGATTGACATATGCCACGTATGCACTATAGTCTTTGCGAAGCTTGCGGCGAAATAGCTCGCCATCTAATGTGTTGGGTATGTTACTTGTCATTACGGTTTCCCTTCCTACAATGAGATGTAAGGCGTAGCTTAATAGCTCGCCAATCGCGTCTTGCTTGTGCATACATGCGCAATAGCTGCCAGTGTGTCTTGCCATGTTTGCCGAACAGCCGTGTATGTATCCACAAGGCCGCAGGTATAGTTATAAGCTTCTCTGGAGTGCAAGGTAGCCAGAGGATGGCCAACCAAGTGCTAGCAGCAATAGTAAACCAATTAGGACCTACTAATGGAAGTAATGCCGTACCTATCCATGCCCAGCCATTGACGACCATGAAAGGCACAAAATAGCTTACAAGGAACTGCCACTTGAAGAACGGACGTAAGTATATCCAGATATGCTTAAATAAGCGACGCATATTATTCCTCCGACGGTATAGTGATTGTGTCATCGACCGTCATCTCTACAAGGTTGTCCTGTGGCGTAGCTGGAAGAGCAGCCTGTTGTGCCTCGAGAGCCTTCTGCTCGCGCATACGCTGGAGAGCCTCAAGCTCCTCGTCTGACAATGTCTCATATGGGTTGTTAATCTGTGCGTCTACCTTGGACTCATCGACCGGCTTAGCGCCTAACGTGTCACGTATAAATATTGCTGCGGACGTGTCCGTACGTGCCTTGACCATCTGACAATGAAGTATCATCTCTATCTCGGTAGGTTCACGGTCCTCTTTACCGAGTTCTCTGATGTCTTTATGCAATTTGTTGTAAGAATATTGCTCAATCATCGAATTGACTGTTTCATTACCGTCTTTGTCATATATTGCAATAGGACGAACGGCAGGTTGCATAGCGATAGCTTGACCGATTGCCTTCCATGCTTGACGAGAGAATTTCGGGTCTGCAAATAGATTTTGCATTTCTTTATACTCTCTAATGTTTTTATTGCTCATAAAATCACTCCTTTACAAGGTTGTCATTAGTATTATATACAAAATTATACTAAAATATTACCGCTGAAATTGCTGCGGAATTTTTACAATGATTTGATTTGATAGCCGCGGTGCAGTTGGTGTTTAATATTTTTCAAAAATTTGATGGGTCGGGAAGTGTGGAATTAAATATATGACCCATTATGGAGAATAAGGACCTTTAAGATTTTTTAATATTTATCAAAATTATTATATTGAGAGAAATCTCAAAATTATTATATTGAGAGAAATCTCAAAAAATAAAAGAATACCATTATCTTGAATAATGGAGAGACTTGCCTCAAGTAGGTGGTGACAGACCCTGAACACCCCCAGGGAGAGTATGATACCGATACTCTGGAAATGCGCATAGGTCACAAGATACTCAGGTATCTATAATGCGCCAATGGTGACCAAGGCGCCTGATGGGTGGGGCGCTAATACCTCCCTCCGTAAAGGTCTGGCAAACCCAATCGGTAAAATCGAACGACTCGGTAGACTTGTCCCGAGTCACTATCGTCCAGCCAGAGGACTGCTACCCGTTCGAGTCGGGTCTGGACGTAAAACTATAAGGAGTACCTTATGAAAACATTGGTACGCAAGAACAACATCACCAACATCTACGAACTCGTCACCATAGATGAGTTCGGCAACACTCAGGTCACGGAGTTAGTCGACAGACCAAAGAATGAGCCTTACACGCTCATACTACCGACGAACCCGTCGAACAGAAAATATTTCAACTCTAAAAAGGTTGATGCTGCAGGAGGTGAGATTGAACTCTCGTACAAGGCAACAATCACACTCGGGTCCAGACCTGAAGGCACGACCCAAAGAAAATCTCTTGAGGACTATCTCAATGATGAAGATAAGGCAACTTATCTCGCACTCGTTGAGAAAGCCAAGAAAGCTCGCGAAGAGGCCAATAAGAAACAACCGATGAGTGAGTTAGAGAAAGCACAGAGAGCTTATGAAAAGGCTCTCGCAAACTACAATAGGCTCATGGGCCTGAATGATGAAGAGGAGGTAAACGACTAATGATTAGGTTCAGTAAGAAAGTAGAAGAAAAGGCACAGGCACAAGGTTGGGACATCGATGAGATACTTGAACTCCTTGATTATGGAGATTTCCAAGAACTTCAAGATACGGAGGCTATCGACATAGATGAGAATTACATCTATTTTGCAAGTACGTACGATATAATGAAGTTGAGCTCGGACGGAGAACTCACGGTTATAGAAGACGATGGGATATACTTTGAGGATGGCTACATAAAAGACTCCGAAGGTAATATCATATGTAAATATTTGTGAGGTGATGAATAATGAGTATGTATAATTACCCAAAATATGAACAGAAAAAATTCAGATGCACGGGGACCCATGAGGTCCCCAACCCACCTGAAGAATGGTGGAACAATGAGAAAAAGACAACCGGAGACTTTGTAATGACTAAAGGTTATAAAAAATATATCAAGCAAAAACAAAAAGAGATGGCCGCGCATGAGATACGTCTACTCAAATCACGAATAGAGTATCAAATAGCTAAGTTCGGTGAAGCTGACCAAATGGACATTGATGAGTTCATCTACAAAGTAAATCAATATAATAAATTATATAATTAAGGAGATAACAATTATGACTAAACTCGCAGACGTAACTATTACTCACGACGCATATCTCATTATGCAGTACCTCGACCTTGATGTTAAATACATCTTCAAATCATTAGAAGAACGCTATCGTCGTCACAAGGTTGTAATAAACAACGTAGACGATACTGCCCTCTACGGTACCGTAGATGACAAACCACTCACCATTGAGATATACCAGAATAAAAACGGTAAAATATGCTATAGGCATCCAAAAGAGTTCAGACGTGATATGCGTGAATACTATAAACGTACAAAGGAGAGAAACAAATGAGCGAACAAATGAACGAACTTTCAATGGAAACGCTTGAAAAACAAAAACGTAATTTTGGACGTGCATATGACAAAGTTGTACGCAAATACGGCAAACAGTCTTGGCTGGCTAAATATGTAGCCCATTGCTATAACGCCAAAGAGTATGAAATACGTAAGCTTGTACTCGAAGGTCAAACTCGTAAATCAAAACCGTATCTTATGGAGGTATAATTATGGAAAAGTTACTTAATAAGCACCCGGACCTTGAGTCCACATTACGTATCCATCAGCCAAAAACTTATAAAGTATTTGATGACAAAGGTAATATACAAGAGTATTGGGAAAAAGATGAAAACGGTCACTATGTTGACCAAACTGCACGTGAGAAAGCTAAAGAAGCTGCTCAACACGAGTTAGAGTTAGCACAAAAGGAACTCGAGAAAGCTCGTAAACAAATGGATAAACTTGTTGACGGCGTAGCCAATAACACTAAGTGGCAAGGAGGTGGTAAGTAATGGACGTTACGGACTACATACTCAGTGGAATATGCGAAGGATGTGACCAAGATGTTACAAAATGCTTCAATCAAGGCTACTGCGAATACGACGAAGAGTGCCCTCGTACAATATCTGAGGAGCAGCCGTGCTGCAAAGGAGAACAAATGATAGAAAATCCGTTAGTTAATACTTGTGAACGTGAACCGGAAATTGCACATTATTGCGAAATATGTGGCAACCGTATATACGAAGGTGAAGAATATTATAATGTAGGAGGTACAATTATCTGCGAGGATTGCATGCGAGACTTCAAAAAAGTTGCTACAATAGAGTGATTTGAAGTCGGCTTCCGTACGTGCACGTGTCCGCGGCCGCACTACGTTTCGTTACGTAGCCCGCCCGGGTATTACGAACGCGTGCCCGTCACGTACGAAACCGAGGCCAAAATCATTGTAAATCATGTGACGTTTTTCCGTTAGACACATACCTTATTATGTATATATATTTATATCAAACCTAAATTTTTGCAATCTTTCAAAAATCTAAGCCCTTGTGACACGATGGGAAGACGTAACATATATGTCAATAAAAAATCGATTTTTCGATTATAATTGGTCGGTAGATATGTGCCCTTGGCCCCAATTCCTTTCAAACACATATAATTTTTCAAATCTTTTTTTGAAAAAAATAGGGGGGCCCCCGAAAAGCAGTAGAAAAGTTGAGGCCCTGAATACAAACCAAAAAAAAAATAAATTTTCTTATATATACTATATATAATGATATATTTTCAGGGCCCCCCTTATAATTTTATAAAAAAGATTTGAATTTTTTCATGTGTTTGAAATTTTTTCAGGCCAAGGGCACATGACTCACCGCAGAGGCCATCCTCGCTCCGCTACACATCTTGTATAACGGCACAAACTACAATGTAACTTAAAATTTTCAAAGGTAATATATTATTTCAAATTGAATATAATATAATATAAAGAATAAATCGTCCGGCATCGGAGACGGCCGATTAAATAAAAAATTAAAGGAGACTATAACAAATGTCCAAAGAAGTAACTCAGAACACAATTGTAGAAGAAGTTCTTGACCCGTCCGTCGTATACGCGACCATTATAAAAGACGACGCGGGCCTGTATCACGTCGTAGATTTCGACGGCACCGTCGGTCCGGCCTGCAAACTTGTAGACGCCGACGACAAAACCATCGCTCTGACGAAGAACAAATCCAACCGCCAGTGGTTCAACAGAGCCAAGGCAGACGCCGAGATAGCCGAGAAAGGTCATTGTGACCTGTATTACAAGGCCACAAAACACGTCGGCTCCATCGGCAGCAAACTTCCCAACGAGAAGCTCATCTCTTACTTGCCCGACGACCTGCAGGCCGAATACAAGGCCATCATTGCAAGAGCCATCGAGGCAAAGAACGCCGACAAGGCTAAGCCTATGACCGAGCTCGAAAAGGCTCAGGCTAAGCTTATTAAGGCTCAAGAGGCTCTCGCTAAGCTTCAAGCTCAGGCGGCCGGTGATATTCCCACCGACGGCGAGCCCATCATAGACTAACATCTACCTCACATTGTAGAGAGCGGCTCCGACGCACTCACACCCGCGGGACGTACCCGCATCAAATATTATTATATAAGGAGAACCATTATGGCAAAGAGTTTAATTGATTACATGTCCACCGAGGATTACAACCGCTACAACGAGCTGCTTGCGCTCGCTACCGAGGCGAAGGCCAATGCCCCCAAGGCGCCTCGCGCTCCCAGAGGTCCCTTGACCGTCGAGCAAAAGCGCAAGATGGCCGAGGGTCGCGTGCTTAAAGCTCAGGCGGCGCTCGACAAACTGCTTGCAGCTCAGAGCGAGGGCTAACGTACGACAGCCCGTGCTGTGCCCTGATGCAGGGCTAATCTCCGTGAGGCCGGCCTCTCCATTGTAGAGGGGCTGGCCTATTTAAGAGGTATTATATAAATATATTTATAGGAGGTACTTATGCAACACCTACTACAACACACTGACGCCAAGCCTTACGTGCTGGCAGGCAACGCCACCTTCACATTGCAGAGTGGCAAGACAGGCAAGCACTTTACTTACAAGATGGTGCGCGATAAACACAACGCGGACCTATACCGCGTCAGACTATTGTCAGGCGAAGACAACACGAGCGACTACAACTACGTGGGATGCTACTACCGCAGCACTTCACATCTGCACTTACTCAGCATATGGCGCACTAAGCCTTCGTGGGCTAATCCACTTGCTATTCGTGCTATCACTTACTTCCTGCAGCATCTTGACAACCTGCCTCGCAACTTGTACGTCTACCACACAGGACGCTGCGCTCGCTGCGGACGGCTACTGACAACACCTGACAGCTTAATATCCGGCTATGGACCACATTGTAGAGAGGCGCTATGAGCAATCCACGCGACATATGGCACAAGGTACCCAGCACTCGCGTGAGCGAGGAACTTAATAATTATTTAAGGAGATTGATTATGCAACAAAACAAGAAGGAATTTGTACAAGAGTTCGGTGAGTTACTTCGCAAATACTGCCCTGAGTATGACATCGACAACCTACGCTATTGCAACCCAGGTGAGATATTTGACGAGGAAGTGGTGGTCACATTCACCAACGGCTATGAGCATCCCATATGCGTCAACTATGATAGCATACCTGCTATGATACGCGACATTATGCGAGGTATAGTGCTATGAGGACTGAGGTGTACTTACATCTGCAAGTGGTAGAGGTGCTACGTTGCTTTGGCGAGCTTAGTGACGTGGTGAACGACATATTACAAGCAGGTGCAGATGGCATTATATCTCTGATGGACTTACCGGCCGCACCGCCACGCGACGGTTCAGGTCGCTATCCTGTGACAATACGTCAGCAAGACTACCTTGACTTACTTGACATATATGGCTACAACAATCCCAGGGTGTCATTAAGACGCATCCTCTATACATTCGTAGAGGAACAACAATACGAGCTGCTCGGTTGGAAGATGCGCGAGGATTTTGTCCCGCGCGATACTCGCTTAATGATTAAACATTTGACAGACGCGCAAGATAGCATCGGACGAGCTATAAGCTATTGCAAGTCGGAGTCATTATACGATGACCTCAAAGATATTAAAATAAGACTGAGGCAAATAACAGATGAACTACAACAACATTGAGACATTACAGCAATTCATAGCTCACAGTACAGATGAGCTACTTGTAAGACACTTGGTGAACGGTGTACTTACTGACATCGACCGCATATACAGCTATCTCGTGTGTGCTAAATATAAGAGCGGCGAGAAGGTCGGCTTAGTCATTAACTACAACTTCAGCCAGGTGGACTCTTACAACACCATACCTTGTGATGAGCAACTCATAGACACTATTGTACGGACGGTGATAGATAACCTCGACAACGACAAGTACGTGGTGGGTTATAAACAACCTTCAGCAGAGATAATGATACGTGCATATGAGCCTCTTATGTGCAAACTTGCTAAACAGCAATCCGAGCGATGGAACGTGCTTGAATATGATGACGCTTTATCTATTGCAAAGATAGTTATGTACAAATTATATCGCAAGGGTTATTATATCCATAAACAAATGTTTGTACGAGCATTCTACAACGAGGTGTTACTTGAACTTAGACAATATAAGAACGAGCCCGATATTATCAGTATGGATAATATTATATTTGAAGACAGTGACGACAAGACAATAACTTACTTGGAGACATTGTACGACAAGACTCTCGAGCTTGAACAAGAAGAGAGAGAACATCACGAGATAGTTATGGCAATGTTCGGACGCGTCAAGGAGCTCATCATTAGCTTTTCGAGTGAACGTCAGTTCGAGCAACTATTGCGTGAGTATAGTGGCAAGACTACAACACAATGGTCACGCAAGAAGATGCAAACTATTAAGAACAAGTTCAAGAAGCTCGGCATCACATTACAATCCATTGAACGAGATTTATATTAAGGAGGACATATATGTCACATAGCAACTCATCACTTAATTGCTTTGCTAATTGTATGGCAAAGTACGAACACAATTACATACTACATACAATACCTTGCAGACCACCTTCGTTACATTTGACGTTTGGTACAATGGCACACGAGGTGCTTTATAAAGCTGGCAAGCTTCGTGACGAGACACGAGACGGCGTGGTTGAGCCTGGTGAATATCAGCAAGTAATACCTTCCGAGGTGCTTTACAATGAGCTTAAACAAGAGTTCGCCATTACATCATGGCAAGCATATTTCAGACCTATCATCAAGCAAACAGCAGCTTATGAGCAACAGGTGGTCGATGAGCTTGTTGCAAGCAAGACAGGTCCGGTGACAATTGAACGAGAGGTCAAGTTGCAACTCAGTGTCGAAGAACTTAAATCTATCGGCGTGCTTGGCATCTCACAACCTATTGTAGGAGTGGTTGACTTACTTATATATACTAACGAGCGTGCGGTGATACTCGACTACAAGTTCTCGTCCAGCAAGAAGACACAAGACGACTTTGATATGAACAGTCAGTTGCCTCTATACTCTCTCCTGGTGACTCACTATCTCGGTGTTAAGCCTCATAACATACAGTATGGCTACATTGACATACCTAAACAAATGTTCGGAATGCCTGCCGTCTTATCTAACGGCACATTGTCCAGAGCTAAGTCACAGAACGTGTCACAAGAGATGTACGAGCAAGCCGTCATTGCAGTCCACGGTGATGACCCATATTACAATTGTAAGGAAGGTGGCTATTACTACGACTGCTGGTGCAATCTTGCACTTAATAAAGCTGCATATCTCTCCATACAATGGCTTGATGATAGCGTATATACTGGAGTAGTCAAAGATTTACTTGATGCGGCACGTATGATAGACTTTATGACTGAATACGAGATGCGCTTTCTTAAAAAGTACGACTCATATTCTTGTAAAGGCTGTGAGTATATCCAGGCTTGCAAACCTTGGCTAAACGTTAATTGGGAGCAATAGAATGGATTGGATACCTATAATGTTACTGTTTGTAACGGTAATAGTCGCTTATGTGGTGATACCTATGATAATAGAAACAAAGTCAGAGAAGAAAAATATAGCTACACGTGAGCTTAACGAGATATTTGATTGTCGTGCAGAAGGACTCTGTGAGAGTTGCAAGCACGGTATAGACAATTGTATGAGGGAAGGTAAAGCATATTGTAAACAGAATGGAGGTAAAGATTATGTCAAAGAAAAGCTTATTTAACTTTTATCTTGATGATAACGATAAAGAACAGGCAATACTTAAACTTTCAAGACTTACCGGCGATAGACCGAAAGGTCAGCTAGCATCATTGTTACGCATATTACTCAAGCAATTTATTGCAACACCTGACGATAAGGTAAATCCTTTGCTTATAGAAGCAATAGATGCAGAGTATGAGTATTCTGCTAAATTAAATAAAAGGAGTAGGTTATGAGTAAACACTTAGAGTTATTAAACAACCTTGAAAACTTGTCTGATAGTGCACTTGTTGCACTCATAGGCGAAATACTTACCGTCGCAGAAGATGTAGCATTCGGTTATGATATAACTGATGATATGACAGAACGTCTTAAGGACGTGCTTGATGAATATGAGGTACCTTGTAAAATTGTAGAGGAGGACTTATGATATACGACATTTCACCTATGCTTGCAAAGAAATTTGAGGACGACATAAAATATGATAAGGACGGATATTATATTACCGAGAAACTTGATGGCAACAGATGCATTGCAAGTTACTCCGATGGTAAATGGAATTTTACATCTCGTAACGGTAAAGCAATGTATGTAGACTTCGATATGGAAGGCCTAGATAAAAACTTTGTATATGACGGCGAAATATTATCGCCAGAACAGGTCGAAATGTCTAATGCAATTCACGCAAAAGTAGTATATGATATAAACTTAAACAAAAAGTTTTCAGATATGTTTTCTGGAACATCTGGACTTATAAACAGACATACTACAGATAAGAAACTTGTATATAACATATTCGACATACAAGATAGTTCGGCAACTTATCGTGAACGTCGTGAGGTACTTGATAGCTTTACAAATGTGACGTCTCTTGACGTTCGTATATTGCCAGTACTCAAACATTGTAAAGATGCAACGGAATTGCAAGAATGCTATGATATACTCGATAAAATTGTAGCAATAGGTGGCGAAGGCGCAATGATTAACCTAGGAAGTGCCAACTATATGCATAAACGTACTGATCGGTTGTTAAAACTTAAAAAGGTTTATACAATGGATATGGTAGTTTATGACGTAGAATATGGTACCGGAAAATACGAAGGACAAATCGGTGCACTTAAAGCTATTGCAAAGACACCCGACAATAAAGTTGTCAGATGTAATGTAGGTAGCGGTCTAACTGATGAGCAACGACTTAACTGGTCAAAAAATCTTGACTTAATAATAAACAAAATTATAGAAGTAAGTTATTTTTCATTAAGTCAGACAAAAGAGGACCGTGAATACGGTACAAATATGTATTCATTGCGTTTCCCGCGTCTTAAATGTGTACGTACTGACAAAGACGTAACGAGTATAGATTGAGGTAGGAGAATGACTAAACAAGAACAGATAAAGGAAATAGCAATAACGTTTTGCGAGCACAACGGCAAGGATATTTTTGGCGATTGCGACCATTGTGTCGCCAACAGAACTTGTACTAAACTTTCGAGTGCAAGAATACTCTACAAAAAGGGCTATAGAAAAGGCTATAGAAAAGACAAGGAGAATAAAAATGACTGATTTATTGCCGAAGCCTACAATGCCGTATGATTATAGCAAAGATGAAAGATATAAACGAATAGAGATAAAGCAATTTGTGTATATTCCCAAAGGCGAAACTTGCGATGGTTGTATGTTTTATGAAGATAAAATAAAACAACTAATAAACGTAATGGGCGATCCAACAACGCAAATTGAAGAACCGTATTGCAATTTGTATAAAACACAATTATTTCCGTACGAAGATAAATATAAAGAAGATTATTGTTGCGCAGATAATATGGGAAAATGTTGGTTGTGTAAATTAAATATGGAAAGAAATCGAGAAAAAGAAAATGACTAAAGTTAAAGGAGGTAGAAAGATGAATGTTAAAATGATATGCAAACATGCGGAACCGAATGACAAAGGGTTATATTTTTGTAAAGCAGGTCACGGCGACCTCTTTTGTCAATGCAATCAAGATACTTGTCAATACTATAATGGAACATTGCGTACAATATCTAAAAATAAGCGTTCAAAAATAGAACCTTCCATAGAGAAAGGCGATGATGAAATACTCATCGCTTTTTATAACATAATAAAGAACATATCCAGTTATCGCATTGCAAAACTTGCAAATATATCTAACAATGCTGCTTTACAATGGAAGAACTACGGTATAGTTCCTCGCATAGATACTGCTAACAAAGTTCTTAAGGCACTCGGATATGAGTTGCGAATCGTTAAATTAAAATGATTGATTTTAATATATAATATTTGATGGCCTATATAATCTATCAATCATTGATATAAAATCATTCTATTATATATTAAAATCATTTAGGGTTGATATTTCGATGGTTATATATCGAAAAATTTTGAATATAATATAATATAAAGAAAATCAAATAACTAAACGGAGGTAGTTATGGATAACAAAGAAAACAAGACTATGCTTATGGCTGTTGCGTTCGATAATGAACGTAATTCTTACATTGTAGACCTTGGAAAAGGTAGCAATGTAGCAGAAACTGCATTTGCAATGACGGTAGTCATTAAATGTTTGTTACGTGACGAGGTTATAAAGGATGCGTCTGAAGTAACTGATTTAATTAAGAAGTATCTTAATGACCCTCAATTTGAAGAAGTAAAAGATGAGGTACAGAGTTAATGGAAGTAGGTAAAAGTGGTAATGTCAAGATGCAAAATAATTTTGACGAGGATTCGGATATTACATTTGAACGTAAGTTGTGTGCAGCAATAGTTAATGCACATTCTCATTTTTCTGACATTGTAGTTAAGAAAGAGCGTAAAATGTATTTTGCAGGTCCTTGGTTTGATTATCGTGCAAGAAGATTATACAAAACTTGTGAAGATATTGTAGAGATTTGCAATGCATATAGTCCTTATACTGTTTACTTTCCTAAAAACGAGTCAAGTGCTACTCCTAAAGAGGCTTTCAATAAAAACATTACACAAATAAAAGATGCAGATATTGTAGTGGCGCTTGTAAGTCGTAAAGATGTAGGTACTGCATGGGAGATAGGAATGGCATATTCACTCGGCAAACCGATAATTTTACTTGGTTATGACCGTACAACATTCTTATCGCATACAAACGTAATGCTTGCTTTCACAGGTAAATGTATAACTATACGACAATTTCCTCTCTTCTTAAAGGAAAAGGATTATGTTACGGTGAAAATTAAAAATAAATGGGAGGGTATAGAATAATGGCAACCTATCATAATGGTTACGAGAATGTTAAAGTCACTCTTGTAGATTATGCAGGTAATGATTTGGCCAAAAAAGTATACGAGTTCGGCAGACTATCTCACGATTTCAATCGTCAACTTGTAGAACATTATGACTGCACTGAGCCGGATTGTGAACTGCTAATAAATAAAATAATAGAAGGAACGACTTTGCCGAAATATGCTTTACAAGGAACAAGACTTACATTCCGTATTGAGAATATAAGTCGAATATGTTTGGCACAAATTACTCGTGACCAGGCAATATTTGCAAGTGCAAGCACGGGAGTATTTCCTTTGACACAAGACTTTAACATTCCGATGTCAATTTACAATGATGAAAGTCTTATGAACAAACTTAAGGCAGCACAAGACATACTCGAAGATGCTTATATAGAAGCTTGCGAGAAAGAAATACCTAACATAGAGGCCCGTTACATAGGTCTACATTGTCAGACGATTTCACTTATGGCAAGCTATACTATTACCGACTTTGTAAGGTCTTGTTATTCAAGAACATCAAGCAACTTCTGTGACGAATGTAATTACGTATATCGTCTTATGTACAATGAATTATGGCGAGATATATCCAAATCTGTATACGATAGATTGTCTCTGGCATTATGGGAATGGCTTATACCGGAACATAAGTGCATAAATGATGGTTTATACGAACGTGAAAGATTATACAATAGTGATTTTACACAATCGCAATTTGAATTCGGAACATATCAAATAACGAGAGACAAACCGGCATTATTTGACTGGAGAAAATCCGGTTGGAAAATGGAACTTGAAAGAATGTACAAAAAGCGACCTGACTTATTAACTGACGAAGAACGTGAGCTTATAGCAAAATGGCAAAAAGTACGTACGTTAAGAAGTACGTACGATGGTGATATGCCAGATGTATGTAAGAATGCTATAAAGCAAATGCCTTATTATAAGGAGCATAGAAAATGAAAGACTTTGATGAATTTTGTGACAATTTTAACATAATTGACAATGCTATGCAAATGCGTACTCTCATACGATGGAACGGTAGAGACCTTCGCAATAAGGAAAACCTTGCAGAACATACACATCTTGTAACAGCATGTGCCTTATACTTGTATGACAGATTGAAATACTGCACATTAAATCCAATAATGTTTGAAAAAATGATACGGCGTTGTATGCTTCACGATTCGTTGGAATTATTGCGTGGAGATATATTATCTGTTACAAAAGATATTGTTCCTGGTTTACGTGATTTTACTGATAAGGAAGAAGATAAATTTATGCAAGCTACAATGGGCAACATAAATCAAATTACAAAAGATTTGGTTACTCTTGCCGATTTAATGGCTTGTTATAAGTTCATAGAATATGAGTTACGTTTTCCAAGCAACGATTTTGCAATCAATGTGTATCACGATGTCAAAGAAAAGTTCGATGAACATTATAAAAAATTTATAAGCAATTATATTTGTAACGTCGAAGATATTAAACCAGAACCCGATTACAGATATGTAAAAGGCTACTGGGACGATGCCGGCATAGATATTGTTCTCGATAAAGATGCAACGTTTATGCCGATGAGTACCACAACATTCGGACTTAATGTTAAGATAACACCTAAAGAAGGTGATATGGCAATACTTTGCAGTAGAACATCTGCGGCAGCTAAAGGACTTATTGTAGCTATGTGTCCGATTGACCCAAATTACAACGGTGAAGTGATGGCAATAGTTCATAATATAAGCAATAAAATAATAACTTATAAAAAGGGAGAAGCCTTTTGTCAGGCAGTGACTATACCTTTTGTATCTACAAATTGTGATGATAAGATAGGTGTTAAAAAACAAGGTAAACGTAGTGATGGCAAATTAGGTTCTACGGGTAACTAATATGTTAATATTTATTGAAGGTGTAGACGGTTCCGGTAAATCCACTCTTTGTAAAAAGCTTACCGATATGGGAGCGAATCAGGCCATAATTCCAAGAGGTACCGAACGACAATTCGATAGTTATATGGACCTTGCATACGAAGATAAGTATACAAAAGGTGATATAATATTTGACCGTTGTTTCATAACAGACCTTGTATATCGTTTACAAGATGGTGGACCTATTGACAAGATGGACCTAACTCAAATGTGTACAGTATTACGATTTTGTTATTGCAAAATAATACTTTGTGTAAGTTCTACGGCATTTGAGGACTCTATTGTAAGAGGTGAAGATAACATCACAGATAAAAATAAATCTGCAGAAATTGCATATTTATATGACAAGATAATCACAATGTTTGAAAAGTATCTGAATATACCTGTTATGAGGTATAATTGGAAATATAATAACATTGATGACGTTATAAATTTTATTACAAGGAGGTGAAAAATTTGGAGTATGACAGCTTTATTACCCACAATATAGACTTATATATGGGTAAACCGAAATCAGGTAAAACACTTATTGCAGGTAGTTATCCAAAGCCTTTGCTTTATGTATCTGTTGGCAATGACGGTGGCGGTAGAGTATTACTTACGAAATATCGTGAAGACGTCAACAAAGGACTCATTAAAGTAAAGAATTTGAAAAATGACCCTGTAATAGGCGGTAAGATTGCAAAGACGTCAATTGAAAAATTGGCAATATTACTTGCAGAATTACGTAAACCTGATGCAGACCAATTCAGGACTATTGTAATAGATACGGTAGGTTCTTTGCAAGATGATTACAAATCGTACCTTGAGTTCACTAAAGGCGGTAAAAGTTTATCGCAACAAGAATGGGGCGATGTTTCAAAAATGATGTTAAGCATCAAAGATAATATGAAACGTTTTGCCGAAGAACAGGTTGCAAAAAATGGTCCGGATTATTTCCATATGGTATGGGATACACATACTTCTGAACAAGAACTTTATGAAACGAGTGGCTTGAACAAAGAAATACGTATTATTCCAGACCTGACAATTAAAACCGGCATCAAATATATGAAGGATGCATCCAACATATTCTATTGTTGCAGGAAAACCGTGATAAATGAAAAAGGCAATAAAGATGTTAAATTCTTGACATACGTCGGTCCGCATCCTTTAATGGATACTGGTACAAGAGACTTGCTTCTCGAAACCGGTGATTTTGTAGAGAATTTTACTTATAACAAATGGCAAGAATTAGTCAATGCCGGAAGACTTGATGCGGTTAATGTTTTAACTATCGAAGAAGGCGAAAAAAATAAAGATGCCGATGATGGCAAAGAGGAGTAAATTATGATTGAAAAGTTTAGCGATTATGAAAGTGTAGGATTTTTATCCGAGGCAGGCGATTTTGAGTTTGAAGTTAAAGAGTATGAACTCAAAGAAAGCAAAAGTGGCGAAAATATGGCGGTATTCGAGGTAGAAAGCGACCATGGCAAGACTACAATATATCATTCACTCGGTGCAAAAGCGAGATGGTCTTATAACAATCTTATAAAGGCTTGTCTTAAACTCGATACGAAAGAGAAAATTGCGGCATTCGAACTCGATTACGAAACAATCGGTAATCAGCTTATCGGCAAAAAGTTCATAGGTCACGTCGAACAAGATGTATATCTTAAAGATATAAAGGTACCTAAAGACGACGGAACGTTCGAAGATAGCGTAGAAGAAAAGATAACATACAAGATAAAATCTTATAGTATGGCATAATTACCTTACGGCCTGAAATATGGCCGTTTATCGGGGTGTAGCCAAATGGTAAGGCATATGACTTTGACTCATATAATTGCAAGTTCAAATCTTGCCACCTCGGCCAATATTATTAAGGAGGTAATTATGGCAACAGAAAGAGAACGTAAAGTACAAGAACGTACAATGCGAACCGTACGAAAATACGGCGGATATGTTTATAAGAATGCACAAAATATGTATACTGAAAAAGGTAGACCTGATTTGACTGCATGTGTTCCTATAAGCATTAAAAATCTTGTAAAAATGTTTGGTGAAGATGCTAAAGTAGGTATCTTTGTCGGCATAGAACTCAAACGTGAAGGACATCTTGGAGAGGTATCCGAAGCACAGACTATTGTAGGAAATCAAATAAAAAAGGCAAATGGTTTATGGTTTGCAATAGATGACAGTGATATAATCGAAGCATTTATGTTAAGATGTACGGAGGAATGATATGTTATATAGTGAATATTTACAAAACCGATATGCATATCAGGAATTAGGACATCTTTTCTTGTTGGAAAGAAAACATTGCTGTTTATATTATAAACCCGGCAAAGGTAAGACATATCCTACAATAGATGCATTACGTGATGTAGATAAAGAGAAAGCTGGTAATGCAAACGTACTAATATTGTCTACGGCAGATGCGATTAAAAATATGTGGAATGCTGAAATAGTTCCTCAAAACATATTGCCGAAAAATACGATACTTATGAGTTTGAGTGCAGCAATACAAGAACATACAAAAATTAAACTTTTTAGCATTAAATGGGACGTTATCATTGTTGATGAATGTCACAAGATTAAGTCGCATAATGCTAAAAGTAGTAAGCTCGTATATCAATTATCTAAACGCACGGAATACGTGTGGGGTTTAAGCGGTACACCGCGTGGCAACAATGACATAGATATTTATTGTCAATTTCATAATATGTGTGTAAGCGATTGGGGTAAGATAAGTTATACTCAATTTGTAAATCAATGTTGTGACGTTGACAAAAAGTATTTTCACGGTCAGATGATTACCATGCCGACAGGAATAAATGAAAAATATCGTGCCGGTTGGGAACGTAACATTGCTATGTATACTCAGCGTGTAGGTTATACAGAAGAAGATGACATGCCTGAATTAAAGGTAAATCTTGTAGAACTTCCTTATAAGGCGACAAAAGAATATTTGCAGGCAGAAAAAGGTGTTATTGAGGTTCCTGACTATGAAACTACAATGACGAAATTGGCAGCAATACAGAAATTACATCAGGCAGTTAATGGTTTTTTATATACATATAATGAAGAAGGTGAGAGAATAACTTACAATATAGAACGTAACAAGAAGCTTGATTGGCTCAAAGAAAATGTTCCGTTTAGTGGCAAGGTCGTAATTGTATATCGTTTTGAAGCAGATTTGAATGCCATACAAGCAGAATTTGCTCCCGCATATTATACAGAAAGCATTGAGGAGTTCAAAAACAACAAAGATAAACACATATTGTTATTACAATGTTCCAGATGCGAATCATTTAACTTACAGATGTGTAAACATATTATATTTTATACACTTGATTATTCTTATATAAAGTATAATCAAATGTTACATCGAGTATGGCGAATGGGACAATATGAAGACGTTACAATTGATGTCCTTATATTTAAGGATACCGTTGAAACAAAGATATGGAATGCAGTAAGAAATAAAGAACGACTTGCAAATTTATTCATGGCTATTAAAGGAGTATAATTATGGACAAGATGCTTGAAAGACTCAATAGGTTATATCCAAACAGCGGATATGTATCTATTGCGGCTTATAATCCTGAAAAATTTGAAGGTAAAAAGTATGATAGTTCATTTGATACTAAAGTTGCCACAAATAGATGGAATACTAAGCCGTTAACTTATGAAGAAGCACAACAAGAAGTAGAAATTGGCAATAGGGTCGGTTGGATAATTCCTATGGGATATGTTATCGTGGATATAGATAATAAAGATGACCCTCGTTCACAGGAATACCTTGAAAAATTGTTAGAAAAATTTGAAGTAAAATATTCTTACAATTATACAAGTAAAGGTATGCATTTATTATTTAAGGACCCAAGTGAAAAATTAAAATCACTTGCAAAACAAAAATGCGGCCTCAATATTGAAATAGACACTCGTGCTAATAAGACCGGTTATATTGTATTACCTTGTAATGATATACATCGCGCCTGGGGTGAATGGAATGACTTTGTAGAAGATATTCCATATTTTTTAACACCTTTGTTAACAGATACAAGACCTTCATTTATAGGTATGGTTGATGGTGATGGTCGTAATGATGCATTATTCAAATGGCGTTCTCGTCTTGAACAAACCCATAAATTGGACGATGAACAAATTGAGAAATGTATAAGGATTATAAATGAAAACCTGTTTGATACACCAATACCTAACAAAGAATTGTTCAAAACAGTTCTTCGCGAAAAGAAACAAGATAAGAATGCTATTACGGCATTAGACAAAGAAAACATTTATAATAAACTCGCAGATGATATAATTGCTAAACACGATTTAATATCTTACTATGACAATTTTTATAAATTCAACGGCGTATATTATAAGCCAATAACCGATTTGGAACTTCAACAAATGATACATTTTGAATTGAGTACAAATTTAAGTAAGGCGGCAAGAAAAGAGATACTTGAGTTTATAAAAATTAAAACTCAAACCGGCATAGATAAATTTAATCAGCACTGGTATAAGATTGCAGTCAAGAATGGCATATTAAATCTTGTAACCGGTGAGGTTGAACAGGCAAATAAGACAGAAATAAATACTATTTATGTTCCGTTTGAATATGATGCCGATCCACCTTATTCACCTCGTATAGACCAGTTTATGAAAGAACTTACAAATGGTGATGCAGTAAAGATGATGTTCTTGTATCAAGTTGCAGGATATTGTTTATTAAAGAAAAACTTATTTGAAAAGTTCTTTATTTGCAAAGGTGAAGGAGGAACAGGTAAATCTACTTATACAAATTTATTGCATAGGCTTGTAGGTGGAGATGTAAATTGTTCACATATAGGTTTGGCAGAATTTGATAAAGACTACTATCTTGCATCTACAGTAGGAAAATTATTAAATATTGACGATGATGTAGTTGATGGTAAGACACTTGAAAATACCGGTAGATTTAAGTCTATTGTATCTGGCAACATAATATCGGTACGACAAATATATCGAGAGGTTATGGACTTTGTACCGTTTGTAACCTGTATATTTTCTTGTAACAGATTGCCGAAAATTATGGATAAAACTTCTGGTCTGTATCGTAGAATGATGCTTATAGAACTTAATAACAAGGTTAAAAATCCAGATCCGTTATTTATGAATAAAGTAACTGAACAAGATATGCAGTACTTTTTATTCAAAGCTGTAGAAGGTGTAAAACTTGCAATTGAGGAAGGTAGATTTAGAATAACACAAAGTGAAGCATCATTACTTAAAACATTTAAGCGTAGACAAAGTCCGCTTAACGAATGGTTATACGTTAATGAGTTTACACTCGGTGATTTGCTTGGTGCTAATTGTTTAGTATTATATAAGCAATTTATTGCCTGGTGTGAAGACAATGGATATTTGAAGAAAATGAGTGCTTATACATTCAAAGATGATGTATGTTCATTGTATGATATGGAAATAACATTCAAACAAGCACAAGATAGTAATGCAAAAATACAAGTTTTCCATAAACGTGGAGAATTTGATATGAATTTTAGACCATTTTAAGGAGATTATTTTATGAAACTTAGATTTTTTGACTTCGAGGTATTACCTCATTGGTGGTTATGTGTATTTGGTGATATGCCAGATGATGAAAACAATCTAAATGAGACTGTAAAAAGTACATTTACTGTAATAAATAGTGACATGGAAAATTGCAGAGATTTACTTATGGAGAAGTTCAGAGAAGAAAATTACGTGTTATGTGGATATAACATAAAACGATATGACCTTATGATTGCAAATGCAATATATAATGGTTTTACTCCTGAACAAGTAAAGATAGTAAACGATATTATAATAAATCCGGGTTGCGCTTGGGAAACAAAAGAACATATACGTTTACAACCTTTTACAAAAAAGAGATTAAGTGGCATATGTTATCAAGATTTACTTGATGATAATGATGGAAGTTTGAAAGAAAAAGAAGCAATACTTGGACTTAACATTCTCGAAAGTGATGTAGACTTTAACAAAGAAGATTTAAGCAACGAAGATAAAGACAGTCTTACTTATTATTGTAAACAAGACGTATATGCAAGTATGTATTATTTTGAACACATAATGAGAGGTTATGTAAATAATAAACTTGCAATAGGTAGAAAATTCGGTATATCTGAACGAGATTGTTATATGTCAACAAATGCAAATCTTGTTGCTAAAGCTCTCGGTGCAAAGAGAAGTTCTTTTGCAGATGCAGAGAAAATAGAGATTTTCCTTCCAGATAAAATACGTGATTATTGTTATGAGAACGTACCTTCTAAAATATTGGACAAGATAAGAACGAGTACGGAGTCGTTTGAAGTTGAATTGTTTAATAATACTGTATCTTATGGCAATGGTGGTATACATAGTGTTTATAAAAATAATTTATATGTCGAGTCAGACAATGAGTATATACTTATGAATGTAGATGCCTCATCATATTATCCATCAATGCTTATACAATTTGATTGTTTAAGTCGTACTGTACAAAATCCTAAAGTTTTCAAAGACATATTTGATGAACGAATTATGCTTAAACATAAGACTAATCGTACACCCGAAGAAGAGGATAGTCAGACTGCAAACAAACTTGTATTAAATACAACATTCGGTGCAAGCGGTAATAAATGGCTTGACCTATATGACCCATATATGTGTACAAGATGTTGTCGACTAGGTCAAATATTCCTTACTGCTCTTGCAATGAAACTTGTAAGATACGTATCGAGTATAAAAATTATCCAAACAAATACAGATGGCATTCTTGTATATTGTAAGAGGAGTGAGCTTGATAAAGTAAGGGAACTCGAACAAGAATGGTCACAAGTATCTGGAATAAATATGGAAGAGGATATTGTAGAAAAAATATGGCAAAGAGATGTTAACAATTATCTTATGATTAAGGAAGGTGGCAAGGTTAAACGAAAAGGTCTTTGGCTCATGGATACTTGGACTAAACCTGGTTATTTCTTAATAAGTCCTCTTACCGCATATGTAAGTCAAAAGGCAGTTATAGATTATCTTGTATATGGCAAAGATATTGTTGAAAGCATTGTAAATAATAAAAACTTATTAGATTTTGCAATGACTTGTAAGAAAGGCCCTACATATCGCGGCGTTATACAAAGAATGGCCGATGGCACAGAAGTAGAATTATTCAAATGCAATAGAATTTATGCAAGTAAAGATGAGTCACTCGGACAAATATTTAAGTATAAAATGTATAAAGGCAATATAAGCTATGCAAAGATGCCGAATATTCCTGAACATTGTAGACTTATAAATGATTCGCTCGATAGTTATGACTTTAATGAAATTAAAAAGGACCTTGACTATATGTTTTATATTATGCGTGCGGCAGAATTACTCGATATGCAATGGTATGAAATAAAAGATGGTGAGTTAAAGTCTACGAACAAATTTAATTATTTTAATGATTAAAATATAACTTTAATCGATTTTAATATATAATAGTCGATTGAAAATATCTTTTTCAATATTATATATGATAGAAAAATATTATATATTAAAAAGGAGGACTTACAATGACAATATTTACTGGAACGTTTATACCTTATGAATACGAAGACCGTTGGATGGTATACAAATATGTAGTATCTCGTGCACAAGGTATAAAAAAGTCTTTGAAACTTATAGAAAAAGATAACGAGCACCTAACAGTAAGGTGCCCGTTATCCGGAGACTATCTCGACATTGTCGGAACTAAACCCGACGTGGAGTGGTTAGATGAAATGTTGTTAAAAAATAAATGGTATAAACCTTAAGCAACAAGACCCGTTTTCTTTTCGGTTTTCTTATATACGTTGCGAATACCAAGTTTCTTCAATTCACTATACTCACTATCACTTGCATAATATTTATAGCCATATTGTGAAGTAAGTATATAAATCTTAGCAATGTTACTGTTATCAGTCATTAAACGATTGATAACAGTTTTCTTTTGTTCATTTGTCATCTTGCTATATTTAAGTTCAACATACTTATTAGTCTTTTTATCAAGAACTACATATGTTTTACGATTGGAAAACAACTCTTTTAGTGAGTTATTGTTGAGTTTACCATAATACTCATTTAGCATCTCAATTTGTTTTGTATCAAGTGTAACATCATCGTATTTACCGCTAAGAGGACCTTTTGTAATACCAAGTGATATGGCCTCTTTTTCTATATCACTTACATTATAAGGATATACTTTGAACGGTAACAGTTTATTTGCAAGTTGTGTTACAAACCACATTTTGTAAGCAATTTGTTTCTCACCGGTATAAATATCCATTTGTTTCGGGAATGCATATGCAAGTCCAGGTATTGCATTTACAATAAATCGTTCGATTTTACCTTTGAAGCCGGAGCTATACTTAACTTTATATTTATTTGCAATCGTACTGAATGTCTTTACAAAGTTAGGTATGTAAGAATTGAGGAACGTGAACGGCTGGTTCATTACCCATTCGCCGAACGTATCGGAATATCTGAACGAGTTAAACAAGCTTGCAAATGTACTATCCATAAACATTGCATCAAGTGTGGTTCCTAATGTGCCAAATAAGGTATTCATATCTTTGAAGGCAGATACCATTGTCATTCCTATGAAGATACCTTGTGTACCAAATACATCTGTGATGTCTAATACAAGTTGCTGATCGGCAAGACTTATAATAAGTTTGTAATCGTCATCGTCAGTATCAATTCTTGCAACACCACTTCCTACAAGTAACATACCGAGTAAAGTACCTATACTGCCTATAACACCTTTACCAATGTTCCTAGTTACAAGATATTTAGCAAAACGATCGGAAATTTGACCCTTATCGTTCATTTTTGCAATAGTATTTTCAAGTTTTGCAAATTGTACTATTGCTTTAGCGAGACCTACAGGAGTATAGTTAAGACCTTCAACAAACCAATTCCAAGTTGCAGATGCAAATGGGAATACTTGTTTGTACATAAAGAATGCGGTATCACCTACACGTTCTCTCAATAGAGTTTCCATCTTATTAAAGAAGTTTCCACGATGCATATAATCATACGCAGCCAACCTATATGCATCTGCAAAATGATTTATAACATCTTTGCTAAGACCTTTAGTAATATCTACGTTATCCTCGACAAGCATTTTTCCAAAGTATTTTAATGCAGTTTTAATTATAACGCGGTCATCGGATAACATCTTCATAACAATTTTATGAACATCATTTACTAACTTATTATTAAATGTATTATCTTGGAAAATTTTAGATATTATTGCATTACTCAATAATGTTTCCATAGCATTACTACCGGTCATTCCCTGTACTTTTGCACTTGCAGGGTCATATTTTGTTATACCATCTTGTACAAGATTTAAGAAGCCATTATCAATAAAGTTTTTTTGTATAAAGTTTTTAACATCTGTAGTAACTTTAGTTCCGGTTAACACATATTGATTTTTTACATCTCTTTTGAACTTCTTCGGGAAAACTTTTTCAAGTATGTTTGTTACAGTCTTACCTACGTTTGCACCGGCAATATTCCCTCCGGTAACTACAATGTTAGATGTGATATTCCTAAGCCAGGTACCGGGTCCGCTAAGCATTGCCATACGTTCAAATTTGTAAAGTCTTTCAAGGAATGTACGTTTATTTCCTACAAATTTTGCAGTATATTTTTTGTATAATGCTTCTTTTACATTTTTGAGACGATTAAGGTCACCGGAATTTACGGCATCTACAAGACTTCGCGCATCTTCCTCACTCATTTCAATCTTTAACTCTCGAGCAAATGCTTGTATTATAATTTGTTCAGGTTTGAACCAAGTGATAACCGACGTCCAGGCTTTAGCTTCAGTATAAGCAGTACCGACTATGGTCTTCAATCGTGCATCAGCATTTTGTATTTGAGTTTCAGTAAATGAGAAATGACCTGCCTTTGCTTCTTTTAACAAATATGCAAGCATATAAATTTGTATCGCAGAATACTGTCTCGCTTTGTTTGTTTCTTGGGCATTTACATTTCCGGAAGAGAAAAAGTCAATTATTTCGTCCGCCTCACCTTGTGTCAAATTTTGCAAATATTCTTTGTTTGCATCCATAAACTCCGAAAGACTCGTTTTTATGTGATACTCGTCGCCTTCGACAACATATTGAATGTTTGTTTTACGTATTTCTTTGAAGTTAGTGTTAAGTAATTTTTCTACCGATGCAGGCATTTCCATATTGGAATTTACTACAACTTTTTCACTATCAATTACTCTTACTACTCGTCTTGCACCTTTATCACGCAAGGATTTTTCATATTGTTTATCAAGTTCTGCCTGCAATGAAGACATCTTGCGTTTAAGTTTTTTACCGGTATCTAACGATTCTTTACTGGCATAAAAGTTATCGCTTTGGTCATTTCTTAAATTGTTTACACGCTCTTCAAGCGATTTGAGTTTGTCTACAGGTTGTAAACGTACACGAGTAAAGCCATTCTTTGTAGTTTCATTGTAGTGAATTAACTCATCACGTATTGTTAAATCTTTGTTTACAATATCGCTATTTTCTTCATAGAACAACTCTTGTTGTTTGCTGGTAAGATTGCGTTTTATTGTATTGAGTTTACCTTTTATAGTTTTTATAATCGCATCTGCAGGTCTATCGTTAATGTTCTTTTCGATTTTATTTGCAACTTTGTTGAGATTTTCTGCTTGTTGTGTAGTTAATGTTTTAGGATTGATATTTGCGGTTCTTGCAATAAACATTTTACGATATTGTTTACGTAACTGTGAAAGCTCATTTGTTGTCATTTCATTAAGCTTTTCTCGCTTACGTTCAACAATTTTGTATGCTTTTTCAGCACCTAATGCTTTAAGCTTATCTGCATTAAGTTTTGTAAACCATGACAAAATATCACTTATCATTTCCTCATCTGAAATGCTGGAAGTAAGTTGATAAATAACATCAGATGTATCTGGATTAGATAATACATCACCGACAGTCATATCATCTGCAACTTCTTGGTCTATACTTTTCGAAATATCTGCTTCTCCAGAAATATTCCAATTGAGCATTTTGGCAATGTTCATATTACTTGCAATATAACCGGCCATTTCAATAGAACCATCAAAGTGTTCCATCCACGGTATTCTGAATGATTTATCACTATACGAATTATTATTAAATTCTTCCTTATAGCGTAAAAATCGTTCGTTATATTCTGAATTACTCGCAATTAGTTTTTCTAAACGTGCAATGAGTTGAGGCGATTCGTTTTGAGCAAGAAGATGTTCTTGATGTAATTGTCTCAATATTCTTCTTAATGCATAAAAATCTTCTGTTTTAGTGATGTAATTTTCCAATTCTGCAAATGTCCTAATGTCTTTATTTTTATATAAGCTATCATTTATAAGCTTAAATGTTTCATCATCAATTTTATCTGCAGTTAAAAAATATTCGCGAATATACTCCAATGTAAGTTTTCCATCTACAAGTTTATCCCAAAGTTTCTTATCAATATTTTCATTTGCATTTTGTACAAATTCTACAAATCTTGGGTCATATTGATTAGATTTATTCTTACTAATATAGCCATACTTTTCCATATTACCGCCTATGCCTTTGGAAACATAACGGTCGTATTGACCAGGTGTATGATAATAATATTTGATATGACCATTTTTATCACGAAGATATTCGCCATTTGCATCACGACGAGGAACCTTGTAGCCTTTTTCTCCTGATTTTGTAGTATAAGATATGCGTTCTTGTCCTTCTACAGGCTCCTGATATATTCTGCCTTGCATTGTCTTTTTAGTATCTTCATTGATAAATGCTTTTGCAGCATCATTAAGTTGACTAATTTGTTTCTTTGTTTCATCTTTATTTAATGCTTGCACAAAAGGTCCATACATTGACTTAATAGAATACGTGCGTTTAATAACATCAAATACATCTTCAAGAGTTAAATCAGGATATTTTTTAACAATATCATTAATTACCTTAAATGCATCTGCATCAGGGTCATTCTTGAAAGTATCTTTGAGTTGTTGCGATATCTCTACAAATATGTTTTTACGTTCAGTTTCAGTCAAAATTTTAGACTTAGTACCATCTTGTGTTACAATGAATGCTACAAGATTTATAAGGTCGTCAGATGCATTCTTAAACTCGTATTTTAAGCGCAATGCCATTTGAGTTTTGGACAATGATACTTCTTTATCAATTTCACCTTTTGCAAATTTGAGTATGTTTACAAGACGTTGCTGTTCACTTATAAACTCACGCCCTTTATCAGTACTCTTATACATATTGTTGATAATTTTGAGTAAGTCCTTTTTATCTACGATGGGTCCGAATTTTTTATATAATCTGTTTACAAGTTCCATTATCGTGATGCTACTATTTGCAGATAACAATTTAGTAGCCTCATCTCTAATTTCTTTCGTATGTTTTTTAATATAATTATTATATGCATTTTCAGAAGTAGTAGATAAAAGTTCTTTTACAACCTTATCACTATCAATTGTAGGTGAAAACTCTCCTTTCTTTACACGTTCATCGTACTCCTTCTTCAAATCTGTTAAGGACTTAAGCTCAAGCTCATTAGTGTTTTCATCGGGTTTTGTATATTCTACTGTAGAATATCTATTAAGATTGTACAAATCAGAATATTTACCGTTTTTAATTTCATCTTTGATTATTCGTTCAAGTTGACTACGATTAAAAGGCGTATTGTATATATCACGTTTTAATATGGCGCTCTTTTTAATATACAACGGAATGAGGTCTCTCAACATTTGTGCTTCGCTACGTCCATTTTGTATTTCTTCTTGAACACGTTCACGTATCTCACGCTCATATTCTGCTTCAGTAGACGTCTTCGATACTTGTTCAGATTTAGAAAACAAATCTTCAAAGCGAATAGATTGTATGTTAGGGTTGGTTAAGTCTAATTGCGTATCAAATGTCATTTCATCGTAATCATCATAATAATGCTTTTTGCCTTCGTTATCAAAATAAAATGCAAACCTATAATTATGACTGTCGGCGTAATCAATAGTTTCTGATACCAAAGGTGTAGTTTTATAAGAATTACGATACATATTTACGTTGTCGATATTAAGTACAAACACATCGTCTACTAGCTTTCTTAAAAAACTCGCATACAATAAAGAATTATCTGCATAAGTTTTACCAACAAGACTTTCAAGAGTGCTCTTTAATGATTGCGGTAAATATATATTCGTAGACAATAATGTTCGAAATATTTGACTAGTAGAATAACATACAAACTCGTGCAAATCTTTGAATACAGGAGCATAAGGTTTTGCACTATCTTGTTTAGAAATAACATCATATAATGATTTTAATATATTTAACAAATATAATTGTCGACTATTAAAATATTTAAAGTCACCATTCATATAATGCTGTATACTCGGATAAGATATATAATGAAATATCTCATGCGGTATAGTATCATTATTCATAATGCCTATAAAATATCGTATTCTACCGTTAAAATAAAATCCTCTAGCGTTGAGCGGTACTTTATCACCAAAAAAACCACTATCATTCTTTTTATAAGTAAAGCCAACTGATTTGATATTCGGTACAAATGTACGAGATATGTCCTTAAATCTATTGAAAATATCATTTACAAGTTTACGCTGTTCGACAGGCAAATTTACAGGTTCATTATCATAATATTCCTGAATTATATCATTTACAGATAAAACTTTATTATATTTTGCATCAAGCATAGATATTGCAATGCTATGCGGTAAATACATATGTGTTACATTTTTAATGCTATCATCTATAGTCCAATTTGTAGTCTCAGTTATTGCCTGTATATATCCATTTTCTATTCTGTTTAATAATGCATAAAAATCATATGCGGTAGATACTGGCAAAATTGTATGCGCAAAAGAATCGCCATTGGCGACATTTCGTCCGATTAAATCCGTTGCACGTAGTATATCAACATAAGTTTGAATATAAGCATTGTATTTATCATAAAATGAGTCCAAAGTAATATTATTATGAATATGCTTAATTTTTGCTTTTAATGCATCTGATGCAACACCTTCCGTAAGTAAATATTTTGCATACGTCTCATACTCATTTATATTGAAGTCAAAAGTATTAAAGTATGATTCTGTAAACTTAAACGCCATAAATACCGCATTACCTATCTTATACGTAGAACCCCAAGGCAATTTTACAAAAGTACCTTGACTGTTATAATTTACGATAGTAGGATAAAAATCTACATTATCACTTGCATCAATACCGTATGCAGTACTTTCACCGGACGAGTAGTATATAAAATCATTCGCAATTTTGGTTTCTCGTTCAACATCATTATCAACGTCCAAAAATAATTCCGGCCTATGACGTTTAATGTCTTCTACAATATTTTTACGAGTTTTAGCATCTATTAGCTTAGAAGCAAGCCAATTATCACCTATACCAAGATTTTGTCTATTTTCAGTTGCCATTGCGTGCTGGAACTCGTGTAATATTGCAAATTTTAATGCATTTTTATTACCTTTTGCAAATTCATCATTTACATATATTACGTTTTCTGTAGCAGAATAAAATGCAGAAAAGTCGGGAGTATTATTTATTACAATTTTAGTGTCTACTAATCTTCCGTACAAGTATTTGCTATTTATGACGTCTTTTATATTCGTTACATCAGAAAGAACTATGTCATCTTTTACAAGAAGTGATGACATAGGACGTACATTACCGAATGCATAAGTACCATCTTGTGTTACAATTACCGTACGGTCCTTGAACGTATCCAAGAAGTATTTACGCAAATATAAGAATGCTGATTCGCTTGTAATTTTGCCGTTACGGTCCTTTATCTTTGCTTGTATTTCATTAGACAATAATGATGGGTCATTTATAACATCATCTATCGACAATGTTGCCGCTACAACCGAGTCTACATTGCTATTTAATATTGCGAGTACATCACCGTTGCGTTTTCTGGCACGTTCTATATTTGTACGCTTATTCAAATCTACATCTTTTGTGAGATTTGCAATATTTTCATTATACGTATCAAATCCTACTTGTACGCCTGTGCCAAGTTCATACATTACAAAATGACCGTTATCTCTATCGAAAGTGTATCTTGCATTATATGCATAATTTTCAAACTGAAATTGACGATATTGTTTTAACGTACTTACATTAAAATCATTATATTTTGCAATAATAGCTGTTTTCTCTTCATCGCTAACTAAATTAACATCTAATAAAGTTTGTAAAGTAAAGCCATTATCTTGCAAGAATGAATTAAACGTACGATTTGGTATGCTTGTATCAGGCATATATGTTTTACCATCATACAATGATTGAAATATGCCTTTATATACCATTGAAATCCTATTCATTGCAGATGTACGTACATTCTTATCATTAGATTGTAAATCTGCAAGTATCTTATCTTTCACATCTTGTTTAACAGGCATTGAATTGACTCGCTTTCTTAACACATCCCAATCAGTACTTGTTAACCGTTTGAAGTTATCATTATCTATTACTCTACGATATAAATCACGACACCATCTCGCTGCCTTTATACTTTTTACTTGTGCATCACTTAAATAATCAGGATATTCATTGACATAAGGTTGATTTTTAAGATAATCTACAAGTACCTCTTTCATATTTTTTATTGCAGTATCAATCTTATCCTTATAAATCTTATCGCGTATAGTATTGCCATTTACAGCTTTTGACATATCTATAAGCGATGACAAGAACGCATAAGTGTCTTTATTTGCAGTAGAAAGAGTTATAAAGAAGAAACTCTTATTAAATATTACGTTATATAATGCTTCCTCTACAGTTTTATTTTGGTCATTCGTAATATCACGATATAATTTTATAATAAAATCAATAGGTGCGCCTTTATATTGTTTACTTGCAATAGTTTCTACAAGACGTTGTTCTGCAACATTTTCGTATATTGTTTCTGCAGATGCATTATTAGCATATTTTATAGGCACAAATAATGCTCTTAAACCCTCAATGTCAAGGTCCACAGGTACAATATTGTTACCATCCGCAGTTATTACAAGATGTTTAAGATTAGGGTCGGTTGAAAGCAGACTCTTTATCTTTTCCTTCATACCGTCATCAATATCAAGACTATCAACATCGGTATCACGGTCTACCTGTATAACACTTTCGGTCATACCTGCTTCTTTTAACTTTTCTTTAACCTTTTCAGCACTTTTACCGAGACTTTCTACACGGAACATATTTAGATTTTGTACAAAAGTATCAAGTGCTTGTCTTGTTCTTTCGGTATCAAACTTACCGGCATTTATCATATCGGTTATTTGAGTAAGTACATTATTTGCCGCTTTGAAACGTTCTTCACCAATATTCTTATATATAGAAGTTATCATACGATATGCCGCATACATTTCTGTAAACGCAGCCGCAAGACCTTCTACGTTATGACCTTCATATTTACCATTTGCAATATCTGCTTCAGCAAGTTCTATGCGTTCATTTATTTGTGCGAAATTACTTGCAAATGACTGCATATTGAGACCGTATTCCCAACTTGCAAGTTTGTTGAGTTTCTCAAACTTAACGTTTCCTTGCTTATCAGTCTGTATATTGCCGTTCTTATCAAACTTAATATTTGCACTGTCTACCTTCTTTGTCCAAGCGACACCGTTTATTCCGAATGCAGAACCTGCAAATGAAGTAAGACCGCCTATTACAAATGAGTCAATCAAAGACTGCCAACTTATATCAGTAATATCACCGAAGTTTTCATCTATTAGAGTACTAAATGCTCTATCTACAAGAAAGTCTGACGTATCTTGGAATACTTCTTCAAGACCTTCTTGTACAAAGTCTGCAAGAAGTCGTTTAGCACCAGCGAGAGTAAGCGTAGATGATATTGATTTACGTCTGGTACGGCCAAATACCACATTGTCAATATCAGTACCACCGAGTATTTTAGAAAGACCTATTTCAACAGCATATTGTAATGCAGATTTTATAACTGCATTTGCAAGAATGGCAGCATTACCGGGAGATACCTCATACTTGGCCATCTCACGATATATGTCACGTACATTGCCGGCAGTAATACCTTGATAAAATACAAGAGATGATATTATATCACTCATTTTTGATACGGCTTCTGTACTCATTCCTGCCGCACCACCTATCTTACCGCCTATGAAACTTATTGCCATAGAAGGTACCATCTGACCAAGTGTTGTAGATATACCACCTATATATGTACCTATACCGGTATATTCTCCATTTATATCCCTCCAGTCTGTAAATCTACGTTCAAAATCTACTATCCAATCTTGCAAACCGGCATTCTCAAAGAAACGCCACGTATCACTTGCGTTGGTTTCTACAATAGCATCAGCTATGCCTTTCCGGTCTCTTGCAACTACAGCATTACCTATGGCAGCAAGCGAATTAGTAAGATTATCGAGTTGATTTGCAAGACCATATACAAGGCCTGTGCCTATACCTACGGTATCATACCATATTTTTTGCCATACATTTAATGCGTCTTTCTGCTCTTGTTCTTGTTGCCGCAAATATTTTTGATAACCTTGTTCACCTTTTGCGGCCAATAAACTCTTAAAATACTCGTAATCTGATGCTTGATATTCTTCCATTATAGGATTATTATCCTTATCAAGCATCACATCACCGAAATCATTAACTTTATAACGTTGACGTGTCTGTTCGACGTTGGTCTTATTAGCATCTAATGTTTGAATTGCAAGACGTTTGTTACGATCGTCCAAATATTGATAGTTTATATCTGAAAGTTCTTTTTGAACTTCGTGTACAGGTTTGTTTAACAATGATGGAATTACAATATTGGTATATTCGTATAATTCACCTTTGTTTGCTGCATCTCTCCACATTGCATTAAAGTCATCAAGACTAATACGAGAAAGAAGTTCTTGGTTCCTCGATAAGTCAAAGTATGACCGCTCATAGGGATTTAAGTAATTTGTTGTAGCTCTAAATGCCATAAAATACTCCTTTACTGCTCTTCGCAGCTATTTTGAATATCATTATTATAATATCAAATCATCAACTTTGAATGATTTTAATATATAATAGTCAAACATAATTTATTTGATTGAATAATCTATCAATCTAAAAATTTTATATATTAAAATTATTTTAATACTGTTATGTTTTAATAAGCTCATAGAAATTATTAAGCACATCTTTATAAAGTTCTTTAACTTCATCGTTTATGTTTTTATTCTTATTCCTCATACCTTCAATGGTTGACTCAGATGCCATTAAATTTGGAATACCTATACCAATGCCCATAATAAGTCCTAAGAGAGCACCTGCAGGACCTGTTTTAAGTCCTCGTGCGGTAAGACCTAATGTGGAAATTAGTACAGAAAGATTTGCAGCAGATTGTTCTGCAGAAAATTCCTTACTTGAGCTCATGTAAACTTTATAGTTCGCTAACTTATCTGCAAAATCTCTTAAATTAATACCATATCTTTCCTCATATAGTTTATCAACACCGAGACTTTCTGCAATGTTAGCAATCTCGTTGACGACATCATAACCATAATCCAATTTTTGTTCAAGCAATTTAGCAGGTTTTTTATCTTTATTTGATACCCAAAAAGTTTCATACTCTCTACGTGTATTGTCCCACTCTTTTAATTTATCTTTACCGATATCTTCTGCATTTGCTCCAACCCATTCACCATCATTATTACGCATGAGATACATTTTTCTCGAACCAACATTTCCCTTTTTAATACCGTAATATTCATCTACTTCTTCTACACTATTAAATAATGCAGTGTTTTCAAATTTATCCCACTTTTCCATAAGAGGTTTAATAAAGTTATCCTTTTCTTCATCATTCATAGCACCCCAACGTTCAATAAATGAATACTTATTATCCGAAATATCAGGTCCAAACATATCCGTATAAGTACCATATTTTGTACCTTCTGCCGTAAAGTTATACAAATCACGTGAATTAAGCCAATCAAGTAACTCAGGATTGTTTTCAGATAAATATGTACCAAATGAATATTTGTTATATTGTTCGTTTGTTGCAAAGTCATTAAGCATTTGGTCTATAAACTCTCTGCCTTTTTCAGTTATCTTACCATCTGAGTCATACATTGTAGATTGTATATCTTCAAAAGGCATCAATTCACGCATAACATTACCTTCGGTATCTTTTATAATCTCTCCGGTAGTTTCATCTTTTTGTTCTCTTGTGTAACGAGTCCACAATGGGTTATTATAGAATATGTTATCTTTAAGCTCACCTTCATCGAATTTATTCCATAAATCCTTCAAATACGGATAAAGCGAATCACTCACGGCTTTATAATTTTGTGCTTCATTTGTTAATGTTTCATCTATATTTGCTGCAATCTCATTTGTAGCCTGATTAACACTACTTACATTCTGCTCGTAATTTGCACGATATGTATCATAGGCCTCTTCGAGAGCTGCATCTATATCATCATATGCAGATAACTTATAACCTTGACCGATATTACTTGCAGCAACTGCGGTTCTATTATTATATGCAGATGCATATGCTTCACCGATGGCTTTACTATAATCTTGTTGCAATGAACTTATCTGTTGCTGTCTTGCAAGGTCTACATTACTAAACATTGTGTCCCAAGTCTTTCGACCTTCATAATCACGATTTTGGCGTTTAAGGTCCTCTTTATATTGTCCTGCAGTTGTCACAAATCCATACGGCATTATTGTTACCTCACTTGACTACTAAGTTTATATTTAACAGTTATATTGTTCAAACTAAGAGGCAAATGTATTGCACTCTGATTATCATATGATAAGCGATAGCTAAATGCATTGACTTTAGAATAATTAAGTCTTATCACGTATGTTCTTACAATGTTCACTTTATACGATATTGACTTAAAATTATCAGTTGCAATATTACCTGTCATCTGGTCACGATATACATTTATTTGCAATTGATAATTTGATTTATCTACATTATCTATTGCATCTGCAATTTCTTCATCATTTCGCATAGATATAATTGTCATATTTACAATATGCTTATAGTAATTTATTGCATTAAGATACAATTTTTGACTTTGAATAAACCACGGAATTTCTTTTTTATTATTTCCATCGTAATCATAATAACTTGTTTCTTTAACTTCAAGAGTATACATGTTACTATGTTGCAATAGTTCAGGCTTATCATCATATTTTATACATTTTACAATGTTGTACATAGATGTCAACGGCCACCAAGAATTATTACGTACATCAAATATTAAACAGTCGTGACTATCTTGTTTATAAACAACTATCCAATATGCGTGCTTGAATAATTTTATTGCATTTTTAGAACTTGACTCCGTTATATATGATATAAATTTATCGTAAATTGTATCGGATAAGTACGACAATGTTTGTTCAGTTGTAGCCATAAATTCTTGATAAGTAAGTCCAACAAGACCTCGTTCACTTGTAAACAATATATACTTACCATCATATGTAGTTAAAACATCACAACCTTTTTTACAGCCTGTTTGAACTCTCGACTTATAATATCTGTATGCCTTTATATCATTATCCCAAGAACAAACACTTATCGAATGTTCAAAGAATATAGCAACTTCGGTATCTGATATAGGATGCAAATTAGTTATATTATAGTCAAATTCTTGCTCATTTATTTTAGGCAAATACCATTCAAACTCTTCGTCGTCGTTATATGTCGGAGAAGATATATACAACAAATTATCCTTGCTGAAATAATAATTAGATAATAAGGCATCACTAGACGGCAATAAGAAATGATTTTCACCTTCGTGAAGTTCCTTAACAGTTATTACGTTATTACCGGTCGCGTATAATGTACCGGTTTCAGTTTCCGAATCATATGTATACACATATAAATAATTATATTTTGACCAAAATGCAATAGGATTTGCATTAAATATCAACGGAACGCTTTCATTACTATGTTGAGTTCCGTTATATTGATATAGTCCATAATTACTTATCAAATGAGGTATTGTATTACCGAATATTAAACACTCATCATAAAATTCGGAAGAATAATCTTTATATTCTAAACTATAATTGTAACTGGAATGTGTGGTTGTTCCTTGCGAATATGCAATATCGTATGTATTTACACGTATCCATTGTTGATTATCTTGCACACGTATACTTGCAAACATAAATCTATCGTTTGATGTACAAGCATCTTTAATAGGAGAACGAACATAAAGTCCTAACGATGTTATATTATAATAACTATAAAATGTACCAGAGGTATTTTTTGCACACCATTGCAAATCATAAATTCCTGTACTTGCAAGAGATACTAACATTCTGACTGCAATTCTAAAATCTCCGTTTAATCCTTTTGAGCAATGTATATTTGGTACATAATTACTTGTATATGCGTTGGTGGACGTTATCGTAGTATTAAAAACATATTCACTGTGATAAGTGTTTTCATCATTACAATAAACACAAAGGAGTCGACTATATGTCGGAATTCCTGCATATCCAGTATTATGAACATTTTTACCATAAACAAATGCAAATACTGTATCACTTTTGAAATATCCGTTTATGCATATATTTTGATTAAAATGACCACCAGATATGGGATTTTGTTCATTCATATGCAATGAAGTATAATTATTTACATCAATGTATTGTAATAAATTTTGCCAATCGGGATATTTTTTATACAACTGTTGTGTATTACTATCATATTCTGTTGCAATAAGACTTATTATATACGGGCCATCGTCAGTAAATACTATACAATAGTTTCCATCTTCACTTATTTTAGGAAAACTTATTACATCGTTTATGGATGGTAATTTATTAAAAACTACACCATCTACAGTGTGATAAATATCCCAAATTACATTTGGAATACCATTATCTTCAGTATACGAATATTGACAAAGTATGTTGCTATTATTTTCAGAAGTTTGTATAAAAGGTAACGGAGTACCAATCCAACCTTCATTTGCTGAATTATATCCAAGCATATAATCATCTGAAAACGTCATTTCAGACAATCCACAATATCTGTTTACAAATACAATTTGATTATTGTATACAAAATCTATCGCATAATCTTCGCCATCTATTGTAACAGTAATTGTTTTACCTACAAGGTCTGAAAATGCAGCCGAACTGCTATTACTATACAAATATGTAGTATAATAAGAGTCAGTAAGCAAATTAGGACTTTCTACTTTTGCTGATTTGTCAACAACACCATCTGCAATTACTGTAGTAACCGGTATATGAATTAAACGTGTAGCACTAGCATATTCATTTGTTTTTGTATCATAATAATTTAAGTCGGTTTCTGAAAATATAAAAATACGAAGGTCTGCTATTATAAGTTTTATATTTTCGTGAGTAAGTTCCTGCACATTGTTGTCTGGAAAATCTTTATTTACAAAAGTTAAATAATAATCACCGTCTATTTCGCTTTTATAAACTGTAGTACGTTCAAACGTCCATACATCTACAATGTTAGACATTATCACAGACTGTTGATTTTCTTCATCATCAATATAATTACGTTTGATTGTTTTAATTTTCAAAGAAGGCCTACTTTTAAGTAAGCCTTCGGTATCTACATATACATTGTTACAATCATTAAAAGTCTCCTGATCAGTTGTAAGATAGTTCTGGTCATCGTTAAGTCCTTTCCAGTTAAAATGATTGAAAAAGTACTCTTTTATGTCAGACTTAGAAGGAGTATCTACTTGTAAAGGCATTCTATTGAACGTGTTCATTACCAATCTCCTCCGATTTCGATTGTTTTTGTATTCTTAAAATTTGTAGCATCTATTCTTGCAAGCATTATTTCATACTCATTTCTAAACACCTGTGCTTTATATTCGTCGTCGATTTTGTAACATTGACTTGCAACATATGACGGTATGCAATCGAGTATATCCATAGGTATGTCTAAAACAGTATAATTATCGGTATTACCATCAAATGTATACCATCTTGCATTATAAGATATATAAAATTCACCGCAATGGAAGAAAATTATTTTATTGTATCCCTGATAGTCGAAATCGGTATCGTGAAGTTCTTTACGACCTACAATGTTGTTACCGTAATGTATTATTTGATAACAAACATCATCGCCGAAACTTATAAAGTCTTGCGGCATTGTAACATAGTCACCTATTTTATTACAAGATGAATAACGTTGACCATCATAGTCGCCAACAATCTCTATATATTGCCCATTTTCAAGTTTATAACTGCCATTGTCATCTTCGTAATATCCACTTGCAGTAACAATAAATTTTACAAAAGTACACTTCGGTTTAACTGACGAACATACTTGTGTAATTACTTCATTTGCATAAAATGGAAATCTACTAAGCAAATTCTGTACAGTAGCTTCATTTTCATCTAAATCAAGTTTAGCCAAACAGGCATCTTTTATATAACCCCAGGTGTACATAACTTCCTCCCTGAATAATTTTAATATATAATAATCGAATGAAAATTTATCCTTCGATTATACCATCAATCTCAAAATATTATATATTAAAAATCATTGTCGTTGGAATTGCACCAACAGTACTCTTACAATGATAAGAAGGGAGACTTTCGCCTCCCTTAATAAATTATAGTTTATTAATCTTCGGAAGTTACATCGTTTATGTTTACGGTGTTTACAACGCTGACCGGTTTTACAATGGTTGCGGTCGGAGTGATTACCGTATAGAAATTCGAAAGGGTTGAACCGTTACTTGTCTTGGAGTAATCCCAATCGGTAGATGCCGGAGTGCCGAGTCTTACATAAGCTACACCTCTCCAGGTAGCAACGTTGATGTCGAACCTCTGACGACCTTCGTATTTTATACCTCTCGGAGCTTCCTTCTTTAAGAATGCATCGAGCGTGAAAGGAATACGTTCGGTAAACTCTAAGCCGTGATTTTCGGAATTGTACGATTTATCTACGATAAAGAAACCTTTGCCGTCTTTACACTGAGGAATATCGAGGAAATACGGCGATACTTTGAGTTCAGCTCTGTCTTTTGCGGGATTGGGGAAAGTGGTTTCACCCTGACAGAATGTCGGTGTCGAGAGTGCAGTTGCAAGTGCGGCTTTAAGATGTGCATCATTACCACAAACTATCGTTTTGTCGCCAAGAACTCCGGCACGTTTGCCGTTATCGTCTTTCAGATTTTCCATATACGTTATAACTTGATTTATGACGTCTGCAAGTTTGGAAATCTGTGCAGGGTCATTACCGCCTATCTCAAGGTCAGATGAAGATACGGCAAATATATTGGTCTGAGTTTGTACAGTATCATCGTCGTTATCTCTCTTTACCGTTTTGTGGGATTTAGTGAAAAGCGGATTTTTAACCGGATTGGTTATATCGCCATCGGTAGTATCTGCAGAGTTAAGGCGAAGTCTGCTTGCGCCTTTACCGGCATCGCCCTGAGCATAAGAACCTACGCCTTCACCCCAGAAATAGTCGTCGCCGAATGCACCTGCAAGAGATGCTATTGCGTATTCTACGATATCGCCGTGCCACCTCTTGGTGAATGCCGACGCATCGTCTTTGACCTTACGCATATTGCCGTCTTCAAGAGTCTGCTGCGATATAATGAAACCGCCCTGGAACGTCCTGGTGCGATACGTCGCCGCAAAACCTTCTGCCGTATTGAAGATGGGTCCTACTGCATAGTCAGACGTTTCAGTAAATGCGTGATTGAAGCCTATAGACGAGGTATAGGTTTCCTGGAAACCGCCGATGGAACCTCTGGAAAATATAAGGTCAATCGGATTTTCTCTTTCCCACGCTTCTTGCATATCTCTCATCATTTTATGGAGAGGTTCCTGCAAGATGTTATAATCGGTACGAAGTTTTAATGCTTCATCAATGTTAATTATCATTCCCATAGTTTATGCCTCCTTATGCAGTAGTTACTTCATAACTGTATGTCGATATTTCTATATCGGCAAGGTCTGTTATTCTGAAAAGTGCAAATTTCTTTACAGTACCGTCGGTCATTTTTACCTCATCACTGTAACGATAATCTTGATTTTCTACAGGTACGTGACCGTACTCCATAGTCATATCGGATTGTGCAAGAATATAGTCACCGACGGAAACTGCCGCTTTAACTGCATCTGCACTCGAGCTGCTTTCTCTACGAGTAAATTCACCGCTACTCAAATAAAACACGTCGCCTACGTGAGCCTTGCCGTCATATCCGGAGTCTACCGTCTTTGGAAACGTAGCGGCAGGTTCAAAATCTTCGACGACTTCTCTCTGCAAATAAGCCGTCTTAAACTGTGCCTTAGCTACATAAGTAGTAGTAGTAGTTGCCATAATGTTTAATTCTCCTTATTATTTAGTACTGACCGTCATTTTATTTAACTCCTCGTCGGTCATTTGAGGATTGAATAATTTCCAGGCTTTCTTTTCTTCTGCAGTAAGAGGACGTTTAGTATCGTCTGTTTGAGGTCCGGATGGAGATTGCAAATGCGAAGTAGAACCCTTACTCTGTTCACCTCTTATCTTATTGATAAGTTTCTCTCCCTCCAATTCAATGTAAGCAGCTTTAAGTGAACCTTTCTTTGTCCATAAATCAATAACCTCCTTACTAAGTTGACTAAACTTAGTAATTTCACCGTTTGTAAGTTTACTGATTTCCGCAAGTTCTTTCTCACCGAACTCTTTAACTCTCTGTTTACGAAGTTCTTCGAGTTCCTTCATACGAGGGTCTTCTTCCAGACGTTTCTTAACAAGTTCGTCTATTGCTTCCGAGGCTTGTTCTGGGTCAAGCCCTTTGTCTTCAAGTACTTTACTCTCACGACTTTTCTGCAGCTCATCGTAAGAATTAAAACCTAAAGACTTTGCAATCGCTTCACGTTCCTCTTGTCTAACTTTATCTGTAGACTCCTTTAAACGCTTAGCAAATGCTTTAGTTTGGTCTACCTCTACTGTTTCAGTAGGTTTTTGAGGTTCTGTTTCTTCCACTACCGGCGGCGTTTCCGGTTGGGCCTCATCGTTGAACAATTCCTCAAGTTCAGCAACGGTGAGCTCATCTACGCCATCTTCAATAAGCATAATAGCCTCCACGACGATTTTTAGGCGAATTTCGGTCGTCAACCGTTTTGCAGCCAAATGTTATCATTATTATTATTATTATTATTATATTCAATCTTGACTAAGATTGTTACCTTTTTGAGTCATTTCATAAATTACTTCCGAAGTCTGTTCAGGTTTGTAATCCAAATACATTTTCAATATGTCAGTTTTCCTGGTAAAGTGATTTACAAGATTTACCGTTGCATCATCATAACCACGAAAATATGACATATAGCTTCCTGCAAACAAATACGATACCTTAAACAATATGAGCACTAATGCAACCCAACCCCAGTCAGTAATATCTCTTATTGCAAGTATAGATAATAACAATGTAGTGAGCATATATCTCACTACGGTAATCGCAATATGCTTTTTCTGCAATGTTGCCTCATCATCACCTATCCTTGTCACATCTTTGATATTCATCGTGCTTAATAGAAAGTTAACATTTATACCTTTTACCTTTACCTTCTTTGCATTATGTATTGCTCGTATTTGCTCTTTTGTAAAACCTAATGCTAACAATGTACGTTTATCAAGAATTTTAAGAGGCTTATATTCATTTCCATCTCTATCTTTCCAGTAATTATTAAAATCGGAAATATACAAACCTTCAGCTCTTAACAATTGTTCCTGTATTGCAATCCTTGCATCCTCGTTATACTTATCACAAAAAGGATATAATGCTTTTATTTGCTGACCGGACAACGAATTTGCAATTTTACTGTAGTCTTCTATTACATTTGTAAATTTTGTAGTACTTTTTCCTACAAAGATACCTTTTTTATAAAAATCGGTTCGCAAGAGTATTGCTGCAGCAAAATAAGGAAACCACGATACAAAAAATTCTGCAAGATTTATTGTTTTGAAGTCTATTAAGCCAAATACTCCAAGACTGGCCATTATGAGTGCTACAATTATTATAGCCGCTATCCAGTCAAATATTTGTTTTCGTATGCCATCTATAATTTTTATCTTGTTTTCTTGTAACCTATCTTCAGTTCGTTTCATACTTTACCGCCTTCTTTATCTGCATACAATTTATTTGTGCTGATAAATAAAAATCCTACGTGTTTATATGCTTCTGCCTCTTTTGGCAATAATATTTCGATTTGTTTATACCATCGCTTAAAAGTTATCTCATCTACACCAGTCGCAATTATTGTAGCAATACAAACGCATTTTATAGGTAACATTATCTTTTCTACCAATACAATAAGTATCAATACTGCTACAGATACTACAAATGCAGATGGTGTTTTCCATTTTTCTGCAATTTTATCTTTGAACAATAACATAAAAATGAGTATTGTAAATATGCCTGCTGCTGATATTGCTGTATCAGAACGATGTCTGAAAAATTCACCGCAGGCAGCTAATGTGACGATAGGAGTACCTAACGTCAACGCCGTAGATACTCCCTTATAGGTATTATATTTCGCAACCTGTTTCATATCAATACCTCAATGTCGTTTGTTTTTTATGTGTTGCAATTACGTCATTTACCTTTTCGGACGCTTCCTGAACCGCATTACTTGTTTCAGTCATCTTTTCTGCAAGAGTAGACTTAAGGTCTTCTATTTGCTTCTGCAATTCTGCTACACTCGCAGTTTCTGTAAGTTTAGCACTTGCAAGAATATTTGATACATTCTTACGGGCAGTTTCATCTTTAACACTTGAATAAATTATGGATTGTACTTCAAGCATTGCATTTACTTTCTGCCTTATAACGTCTATGGACTCATCTAATACCTTTTCCATTCGTTCAACTTTTGCATCAAGTTCAATGGAGGTATTCAAAGATTTTTCTGATACGTTTGATACGTCAGCAACCTTTTCTGCAAGTTCATTTGTTTTATTCAATGTTTCTGATAGACCTCTTATCGTACTCGTACCTGTTTTTGTAGTACGAATTTGCTTCACAATAAGAACTATTGCTGATACAAAACTTATAAAGTTTGTAGAAGTGAAAAATAATACTATTTCATCTTTGTTCTCTACAAACCAATGTCCAATGTTTTGAAAAAATTCTACCATATTTGTTCTCCTCTTTCAATTTTATCGTTTAGCCATGCTGGCGGTATAGGTATTTGATTTGTCTTTGTAACATCAAGCCATTTATAATACCATTCTGTGAGTTCTGCAAGTTGTTCATCTGTCAATGAATTATACCACAACTTGCCTCTGTTTACAATAGAAAAACATTCTTTTTCCCTACGTTTACGAAGATATTCTTCGTTTGTTATACCTCTTATAACTCTCATTTATTAGCCTCCAATACTACAAAAAAGTAATACTTTAATAATTTACAATTGCCTACATCTTTATCAGACAACCAGTCTTTAGCCATTGCAATGTAATTATTAGTATCGAATGACGAGTTATAAAAGTCAGAATACATCATATTCATTACTACGTAGAAATCGTTCCTGTCGTAGCCGTTAGCGTGTTTGGTTGTTTCTTCCATAGACCAATGCTGACCAACGGTGCCATCTTTGTTTTCCATTTCGCTAACCCAACGCTTAGCGAGCTCCTCGTCGATATGCTTTCCATATGCAAGTTTGTAAAGTTCATACTCTTCTTGCTTATATTTATCTGCATCGTATATTTTAAGATAATCTATAAGGTCGATAAATATATCCTTTAATTCACGCATATCGGAATTATTGCCAGTTTCAATTATGTGATTGATAGATTTTCTATGCATTTTTCTACTCCTTCTAATCTTTTCAAAATTTCCTCGTTTTGTTCAATTATCTTTTGAAGTTGTCCGTCATCTTGTTTTCGCAAATGATTGTCCAAATTTGAAACTTGCACATTGTTCAAATTATAATTTTCAATCGCAATAACAAAAGACAAAATTGTTATAATATCTAAAAACGTAAATTGATTATCCAATCGTTTCTCCGTATGCCGTAGACGTACAAAGTTTGGTATTGAGTATCTTAAAATGAGCAGGTGTAGAACCGAATACAACTCTTAATACGATGTTACCGCAGTCATTTGCACAAAGACATTTGAGCTGGTCAGTATATACGTTGTTACCTATCATACATTGTAAAGGTATGTTAGTGCCGTTTACCGCTACATATACTTGATTAACTGTAAGTAATGCATCAGTCGGTAAAATTGATACCGGTATTACAACGAGATACCTCTTTGAATTAACAGGAGTTATAAGACTATCACTTGTAAGTATAAATCTGTACCTGAAACTGCGGCACTTTGTATTTTAATTGCATTGTTACATTTATTATTGTTGTTCGTTAACATAATTATTCTCCTTTTATTTAATGTATTAAAAAAGGAAATGACGTTGAGCCATTTCCCAAGATGTTACAACGCCCATCTCTCGATGTCGGAATTGATGATGTTAGAAACCGCAGCCACAACCGTTGTTGCAGAACGGCGAAGAACCTGCATTATAAGCCAGGCTCATAGGATACTTAACGGTACCTACTTCACGAAGCGCAGATTGCAAATCGGCGACTTTGGCTTCCAATGCTTCAATCTTATTTTGCTGTATCAAATCACGTGTCTTTTGATTTTCAGCAATTATAAGAGCATCGGTCGCGGCAGATTTATCCATAATCAGCATTTTAGTTTCACAGCAACACTGATTTTGGTTAGCTAACGCTTGTGCCTGTGTGGCTTTAATTTCAGATAACTGAGCCATCAATGCTACTTGAATATCTTTTGCAACATTGATATTGTCGTACTTGGCTTGATTTGTAGCCGCTACAGCCTGAGCCGTACCGGAAGTTACATTGTTTATAATGTCTCTGTTACCATCAAGCAACTGCGCGAACTGAGAAGTCATCTGAACATCTTGCTGAGTAGCATATTGCGGTTGATAGCCATGATTGTTACCAAACAAACCATTTCCGCTGCCGAGCATACCCAATGCAAGAATACCGAAAAGCCAAAGGCCCATATTTCCGCCGAAGCCATAGCCATCGCCGTAATTACGGTTCACATCCATTACAGGAACTACTCCTGAGCCTTCCATTTACGTTGTCCTCCTTTTTAAGATTTTTTATAAATAAAGTCGTACGCCTTCATTTATCAAGATTGTAAATAATTGATAAGTCTATCACCATCAATACCTAACTGCTTACACATACTGTAAAACAAAGTTTTCTCATCTTGGCCTTTACAAATATTAACTATGTTTGCATAATTAGGATTACTATTCATTACCTCTTGTAATGCTTTTCCTGGATTTGCAGCTATTTGTACCGCCTTAAAACTGCGTTTTAATTGTTCCAATTCAGGTGTTACTTCGAACTGAGGTTCTCGTCCTATCGAATAACCATAGTTTCTATTTAACAAACTCATACATCAGTACCTCCAGATAATTTAGATACAGCTTGTTCAAGTTTATTGAGTCGTTCTAGCAATGCATTAGTATCTAACGTAGGCGGTTCAATGTGTTCTGAAACATCAAACACACGAACAATCTTTTTGCCTTCAAAATCGGTTTCGACATCATATATAATATCTAACGTGTCATCACAAAGCAACATTTCACTATTACGAACCGTAGGATAGGCTCTGGCACCCTGTAAGCCAGATACGTAGATTTTATTGCTTTGTTTCTGATTGTACATATTGTATTGATTTTGATAATTATTGTTGATAGGCATAAATAACACTTCCTATTAAATCTTATTATTATTATTATATTCAAATTATTACAAGAATGTTACTATTTTTCAATTAAATTTTGAAAATATTTACTTATGTTTACGGCTTTTAGCCTTACGTTGTACAGAATATGCTATTGCAACGGCTTGCTTTTGTGATTTTCCTGCATTCATCTCTGCTTTAACATTATGACTAAAAGCATTCTTTGATGCACTTTTCTTTAATGGCATTATTTCTTTCTCCTTTCAATTTTCTTGAAGTAGTTTTCTTCATCTTTGGCGGAGATAAGTTCTTCGCCTACGTACTTCATATCTTCTACTCCCGATGTTATAAATTATGTTACTAAGGTTCTTTAATCGGTTATATCAAAGCCACTTATTGTTCCGTTACCGGTAACATTAAATTTTGTAAAATAATTACATTATACATCCAACTTAAACTTTCTCAAAGCATATCTACGAAATTCGTCTTTCACATCTGGAAAATATGTTTTGAAAACATCAGAATTTATATGTTCAATACCGTAATCAAATATTTTGATATTTCCATTTTTATCTCTACCTACTTGCAAAATATCTCCATCAATTCGCTCTAAAACATAATCTGGGAATATATTGTTTTCTATTGCTATTTGTTTCTTCAAAACACCACAAGAAGTAAGCAATTCCATCTCTATTTGACCAGTAACTTCATCGTATGAATATATCTCTGCTAAATATGGCTTATAAGAATCGTTCTGATAAAGTTCGTACTCTTGTCTTGCCTGACTTTGCCCACATTCATTATAAGGTATTTTAAGTACAGTAGTATCATTTAGTTTATAAACTTTTCTTGTACAACCACATCCTATTTGTTCCATAAATTATCTCCTTATACAACATAAAAATTATATTCAAAATACACATCGCCTAAAACGGTATATGTAGCCATGAGAGGATAGCCATCATCTTCACTGGAATATATTTCGTCGCTATTTGCATAAATACAATGAGACACAGATACACTAACGTAAGCCTCGTTAATAATGGTAATTGTCAATATAGTTCCACGTGATACAGAATCGCCTGACGTAAGAGATATCCCATTTGACGTAACTTCTACATCTTCACTAAATGTAACAGTAAAATTGCTTGCCGCAACATCACCTACAATAGTAACCGTAATATTGCCCGTCGGATTGCTTAAAGTCAAAACACCAGTAGATTGGTTCCATGTAAAGTCCGCCCCAACCACGTTAAGTTCTGCCGAAGTTGAACCTTGTGGCAAATTATAACCACTATCAGCCATATAAGTAAGGGCAACGCTTGACTGCGTACTCAACAGAACCGTTGCATTACCTGCCGCCGCTGAAACATTAGTGAGAACGTTTGTAATAGAATAAGCGGATAACTCAACCGCATTGCTTGCATTGCTATCCGTATATCCCGTGCCGCTTGCAACAACAGTAAGGTTATAAGTTCCTGCGGTGGAAATTATCGAGGATAAGTCAACGGTAGTATTTGCCGTTGTGGTAAGTAAAGTTTGCCCATTATAAATCTTATATGCAGTTACATAAGACGAATTGCGGCTATCGTTTACAATAGTGAGAGTTGCACCCGAAATAGAAATCGTCGGCGGGTAAAGTTTCGTAAATTCTATTGTTCCATCATCGTTTACCCAATTTGTGCCGTCGTGAATCGCCCAATGAACGGCTTCGGCGAAGTCGTTAGAGTTACCTATCAACATTGCATTTATACTTATAAAGAACTCCGCAGTTTCCCAATTTATTATTTTTGTATCAGCCTCTAAATTAGCGTTATATGTTATAAAAAGATTATTTTCCGCTAATCCAACGGAAACTGTAAATTTTTGTATATAACCAACATACATCCCCGCAAATAAATAAACATCGGTTCCAACAACACCATACGCCATACCTTTAATT